AGCTGCCCCCGGAGCTGCCCCCGCAATTCCAGGGACCCCAGCACCCGCTCCGGGAGCCGCTGCAGCCGGAGCGACTGCAAAAAAGAAAGCGAAAGCGCCTGATCCCGTTAAGGAGCCCGTCAAATCGCAGGTTAACAAGGCACTTATGAAAGCGACCTCATCCGCCGAAGAAGACTCAGAGTCTGCCGCGAATGAAAGTCTTCGTAGGAAGTCTCTTCGATTCCTCATCGAGCAGGAAGACAAGAAGCCCAAGATCGATATGGAGGTGTATGCCGGCGAAATTGCGAAGCTGATTAAGAACTACACGTCCCTTGTCGATGTTAAGAAGAATGTGATCACTCAGGCGGAGGAATATCTCGACAACGATTTTCCCAATGAGACCGACAGTCTCAAGAAGCAGCTGAAGGATTTACTTCGAAAGGATTACAACATATCATTGGAACGTCCAGAGGCACCACCGGATTCATATGCAGTCGGAGCAGGAGCAGGAGGCGGCGGAGGAGCTGCGTAAGCAGATCGATTTTATCATCGATCCGCGGAAGTGCGTTCATATCAAACTTCCCGCCGAGCTCCACGCTGAGATGCGCGTTTTTGGATTGAGAAAAAAACTCTCTCTGCAAGAGATGTTCGTAGAATTTTGCCAATTGATAGTTGACGGCGACATGAGTATCCAAAAAAAGATGGACGATTTAGCGAAGCGTAAGAAAGAGAATCGGATCAAGAAGCTGACAGAGAAAGATTCGAATGACATTTACGATTTCATCGCCAACCAGACGGGTCGCGAGCCGTGAAATTTCTACGTTCAATTCTGGGTTTCCCAGATGATCGAAAGGAGATTGAGTCTCTTCGAGCTCGACTCGACGAAAGTGATAAAAAAATTGAAAAATTGATCGAGATGTTTAATATTTTAGCTACGTTCGACGAACAGATGGCTAATGACATTAGAAGGGTCGCGTCCCATGTTGCTCTCATGGAAATCTCCATGCTAAACAAGGGTAAAGCAGGACCTGCTCCTCTAAGAAGAAAATCGAACGATGATGATATAATCAACTAAGGAGAAGACAAAAATGGAAATGATCAAGAACAACAAGCTCGTCGCAGCTCTCATCGCAGCTCTCATCGCTGGACTCACCGCTTTCCTCGCGACCATGAAGGACGATGAGAAGGTTGAGGCTGCTCCCGCAGCAGAGACGACGCCTGTCGCAGCAGAGACGGCCCCCGCGACCCCCGAGGTTGCTCCCGAGGTCAAGCCTGCCGACGCTGCCCCGGCCGACGCTGCTGAGGCTAAGCCTGCGGAGACGGCCCCCGCCGCTCCTGCTGTCGAGAAGAAGTAATCTAATCTAGATAGCTTCTTAAAAAGAAAAGGCCGCATCATGCGGCCTTTTCGATTTCTATTCGCGTTATATGATATTTAGTGTAGATTCCACGGAAGAACAACGCATGTCAAATGTCAAGATCAAAAAGTCTGTGCTTCAGAGCATCATCAAAAAGTCATTAAGCGAGTCGGGCGGCAAGCATAGCGACGTTTCAAGACGTCTCACGGTTGGACCCGAAAGCTCATCTTTACCCTCAATGCTGCCGCTTTCTCCGAGCGACAGGATGTCGACTCAGCTCGATGTTGAGCGTCCGCCCGTTGAGGATCCTGAGTACATTCCAGCGAATTCAAAGGAGCTCGGTTTCGCGCTTCAGGCTCTCGCAGAGATGGTACCCGATGATCAAGTGGACCAGGCTTACTCAGAGTTCCAGAGAGTCATTGAGAAGCTAGAGAGCGAAGCGTCCGACAATAAGGACATGCAGATCGAATCACTTCGTCGAGCGAACGCCCGCCTGAAGGCACGCCTTCGCGAATCTGAGGGGATCGATGATGACGATGACGAAGAGCTCACCCCCGAGGAAGAGGCTGAGCTTGCTGCGATCGAGCGTCAGGAGGCCACCGGTCCCGACGCGATGTACTTCAAGTATGAGCGCGTTCTTCAGGCATATGGTCTTGGGCGTATACACTTCGACAACATCATACGCTCCACTCGCGATGGTCGTATTTCGACGAGCGACATCGAGGATTTCTTCGAGCTTCTTGGTGCTCTTCAGAATGATCCTGCGATCGTTGACAGGGTCGGAGCTCGTCTCCGGAACCCGAACGATCGTGGTCTCGTCGCATTCATCAGCAGGTTCAAGGACGATTACGAGGACCAGGTCACTCGTGACGCCGCCGCCGCCGCCGAAAAGGCGTCGCCCAAGTTCGAGTACCAGACCGCTGCAAAGCCTTACGGGTATGCAGCCGCATCCGGACTCCGTCAGTCGTTCATCCGCGACGTGCTCGGCGTCCGGGGACTCAACGCGTTCGTCGCTCCTAGAAGGATTCAGCGTTACGTCTACAACTCCATCCGTGAGGCTTTCGAGGACGCTTTCGAACTTCCTGAGAACCAGGAGTTCCTGAAGACGCTCTTCGACGAGGAAGGTCTCGATGAGTACAAGGCAATCATGAAGGATCAGGCCGCTCTCAACCACTCAGCTCTATTTCAGAATTTCGCTGGAGCCATAACTTACGAGGCACTCGCTTCTATCGCTGAGCTCAACTTCAAGCCGCATCGTGGACAGCCAGGTCGACAGATCGGTAAGGCGTTCATGACTGAGTTTGGAGAAGAGAATAAGAAGCTGCAATCTTTCGAAGAGGATCAGCTCGAGCAGATGGCACAGCGCGGTGAATACGCCGACTTCGTGAACGATGTCCTGGAAACTTCGGAGGAGAATGGTCACAGAGGCCTTCTCACCGCGGCTGCTGCGATGACCGCAGATGATGCCGATAAGGAAGAGTACGGCAGCTATGCCTCACCCGCATTCTCAACGATGAAGAAGGCGGCGTCTGTTTCCAAGCCCCCCGAACTTCACGTTGCGGATTACATGGGCAAGGACGAGCCGATGGTCGGTCAGATCAAGGCAGCGGATAGGGCGGCTCGTAAGGCTGCGAGGAAGTAAATCATGAGGACCCCTCGGGTCTCGAACCTGCTGCGGGAGTACTTCGAGCATGAGGTACCCCCGCAGTACTTTCCACGTGAGTTCTCTTTCGATACTCGCGCTCTTCCCGTTGTTCCGAAGTCTGAGAACAAATGGCACGTGAAGCAGTCACCTGAGCGACTCTGCCGGACATACACATTTGGAGACAGAAGATCGGCCCGCTCTTTTATCGAAGAGCTAATGAACTACGAAGACCAGAGAGATCATCACGCCGAGATCAAGTGTAAGGGTCCGGTTGTGACAGTGGAAGTTTTCACTCACGGTGTCGAGTGCGTAACCGAGATCGACAAGGAGTACGCGAATGAGGCAGAGGGCATCTACAACGACGTCTGCTCTTACGGGTATAGATGACTCGAAATCGTACGTGATGATGTCAGAGGGTCTCGAAAGCGAGATTCAGCTGGAAGATGAGCGTGAGAATAGGAAAGGAGTCACAGTAAAGATCGATGGAAGGGCCGTGAACCTTCAGTTCATTTCTGTCGAGCTCACGGATGATCATCTCATAACTCTCTGCGTTGATTGCTTCGGAAAGATCGATTCAATGATAAACGCTCTTCTCGAAAAGTCGAATCTTCCCGTGACTCTTTCGGGTAAAGAGTTTAAGTCCCAAGTTTTGAAAGTAGAGTCAGGACGATGCTATTTAAGATTGTTGAGGTAATCAAACATGCAAGAATTTGAATTCGATAAGTTTATGAAGGACATCGTTCAGCGCGAGGACAACGCCCGCGAGAAGATCAAGGAGTACGCAGAGAATCACGCTGACAGCCCAGCGCGTAGGTACAACGAGAGATATCGTGAGAAGACTCATAACAGGATACGCTACACCCAGGACGGTGAGTGATGAAAACGATCAAAAGCGAAAGGGAGCTTATCAGCTTCTTACGTGGTCTGAGGGAGCAGGCTACACCACCCGCGCCCGCACCCGCGGCAGATCCAGCAGCTCCTGCTTCTGCAGCCGGGCCCACGCCCGATGCTTCACAACCCGGCGCCCAGCAGCCCATAACGGTTGATGATATTATAGAGAAACTCAACATCGTTCGAGCGGGTCGGTCGACCAAAGACGCTGACGTGAAGAGAGAACTCGAGGAGTACATCGGCCAATTCAATGAGGACGAGAAGATGGCCCTAGTGGCCTTCCTCCAGGGTCTGGGCCAGATCCTGACGAGTGGTGTAGACTCTGCTGATGCCGCTGATCCAGCTGACCCTTACTCTTTGCAGATCAAGAAGTCGCTGGGAGCAAGCACTGCGAACGCGACTCGAGCCCCGAGTCCCTCTGTCTCTGCACCCGCAGCAGCCCCTTCGACGGGTCCCGTTCCCATCAAGGTTGGCGGAGCGTAATACCGATGCCTCACTCTCGTAGGATTCTCGCCGAGAGAATAGGCTCTGTTCCCGCGTCGATGCGCGCGAGTCCGGAGATGCGAGAGAAGCTGGTCAGCAGCTTTGGGAACATTTTCAAATCGATCTGGTCGTCAACGAAGCTTCTCGGTAACAACCTCATGTTCAACGCGAGAATGGCTGTCGCAGCGATGGACGGCGATCGCGAGAAGATGAAGGACGCCTTCAAGAAATTCGCGGACGCTAGAGAGGAATTTGCGAAAGAGTCCGACGAGAACTTACGCTATTTTCGAGACGCTTTTTACGAAAAGTCTCAGACGAAGGATGGCCGAACAATCCAGAAGATGAAGATCGGACCAGCGCTCCTTGTGGGCATTGGGAACCCGATGCTTCTGCCCGTGATGGCGTATCAACCGGGACGGGGATTTGACGGAGAAATTGACAATCTCATCGACGTTCCTACCTCAAAGAAAACCAACGTAAAGACCACCAGCGTAGCCTCAGATCGTCTTGAAAGAGCGTTGAGTTTCTTTGAATTTGGTAGGGAATCAAATATCTCGGAGCAGAAGGCACCCGTAGTCCCAGCTACGCAAGCCATGAATCCTGAAATCCAACAGGAGAAATTAAAGCTGCAGAAGATCGCCCAATCCTTCGTGGAGGGAGAGAAAGCTCGCGGTCAGCAGCTATTGGATATGATCCTCGGTCGTATAGCTTTCTTCAAGAAGATCGTGGACGCGAAATCCGTGGAGGAGTTCGAGGCTGCCGCAACGGGTGCCCAGGCTCAAGGAATAAAGATGTCCACGAATGAGATCGTTACTGCCAAATCGAAGATTGAGCAGGAAGCGAAAAAGATGATGAGCGAAAAGCCTGAGGATTTCGCCGCCTTCATTGCGAAAGCGAGATCACAGTTTCCCGACATTGACAAGAGGGATGATCTAAAAGCTGTTACCGAACTCTCTTTTAGGCTCTCGAAGTCGAGCATTCAGCAGGAGCTTTCCAACTCTTTCGAAGAAATGATACAGTCGGCGAAGCAAACTATGTTTTTGCCCCTTAGCGAAGAGATGAAGTCCCAACTTTCCACTTTCCCTGTTGGACAGCAGTACCTCTCTTATCTCACAAGCTTTGAGCAGCAGCTAGAGACTGGAGAAAGGCAGCTGCAAGTTCCTTCGAACGTTTAACTACTACGATAGACGATTTATAAATTTCCCATGAGCAAGAAAAAGCAACCTAAGAATTGGATCCCAGAGATTGTATATGAAGAGGGCGAGGGACAGCTTCCTTTCATTCACGTACCTCCCGATCAGGAGGACCCGAAGATGCTCTTCATCTTCGTCGCTCATCAGACGGGTGAGTTTGAGCCTGGATCCGAGGGCGAAGATGTTCCCGTCATCGACATGGACCTGAAGCAGTTTGTTGATCTCGGTCTTTTGAAGACGGGGTTAAATGAGCAGGAATATGACAAGGTTCGTAGCGTTCTTGGGCTTGAGCCGCTTCGTCAGGCGGTCGAGAAGGGCAAAAAGATCACGCAAGCTGTTAGAGAAAATGTCGGATCTAATGAATAATGGTTGCCTGCATAATAGTTAGTTTGTAGCAGGTGAGTCCTTGAACCTCTTTGTTCAGGATGATTTGCAGAGTCAGGAATATTTACATGCGGAGGCAACTAAAATGATTTTCGATAAGAACAGAATGGCAAAGCTCTCGGGTCTCATGGTCGAGGGTTCGCACAAGGGTATCAAGGACGCGAAGGCTGATCAGTTCGGCGGTGGCAAGGAAGAGGGTGATCCCTGGCTCGACGGCGACGTCAGCACTGCCGATCACGATCTTCACGAGGGCGATGAGCCTGAAGACGCCATGGACGAGATGGAAGAGGAGCCCATGGAAGCTCGTCGCAAGAAGGGCGAGGACGATGAGGAAGGTGCTGTTCGCGAGATGATCCGCACCGAGCTCCGCAAGGCGAAGAGGGCTATGGACGATGAGAAGCAGGAGGAGCAGTCTGTTCGTGAGGCTGTCCGCAAGGAGATCCGCTCTGTTCTTCGTTCACGTGGCGTGACCATGGGCGGCGTCGGCCCCGGATTCCGACGCTAAACGCGCACGAATTCGTGCAATAACTTCCTGACCGACTTATAATGGTGGTATGAGTACAACAGCTCTACCACCATTTCAAGTCGGTCAAGTCATTTATTTGATCCCCTCGGGAGAGAGGCGCGTGATGCCTGCGCAGGTCACCGAGGAGATCCTTCGAAGAACTCTTAATGGCACGGAGACGGTCTGGATGATCCAGCTCGCCGGAAGCCAGAAGAGCGTTCCCCTCGATCCGGAGGCTGCTGAGTACTATGTCAGCATCTCTGATCTGAGATCTACGCTGATCGAACGAACCACCCAGCAGGTTAATTCGATGGTTGATAGGGTCGTCGCGGCCGCTGCCGAGGCATTTCCGAGCTCGAGCCCTCCTGTCGATGACTTGATTCCTCAAGTAGCGAATGAGTCTCTCGCTGAACACACTGCAACAATCGTACTGCCTGATGGAACTCGGGCGAAGGTTAAGATCCCGTGAAGCACGTTCTCGTTATCGATGGTCTCAATCTCATTCACCGGGCCCGCGTCGCGATGCAGGATGCCGAGCACGGCTGCACATTCGCAGCACTACGCTCTGTCCGCTCCCTCGTTGAGCGCTTCAAGCCTGATGTCGCTTACTTCGTCATGGAGGGAGTTCCTCGCAGGCGCATCGAGGCCTCCGAGGGCACCTACAAGGCACAGCGCACTGGAATGGATGACGCCTTCCGGAATCAGAAGCGACAGATCACAGACATCATCTCACGCCACCTACCGGTCATCGTGACGAGGCATGCGGACTACGAGGCTGACGATGTCATCGCTCATCTTGCGGAGAAGCACCATCGTGATGATCGAGTGACGATCGTTTCGACCGACACCGACTTTACCCAGCTCATCCGTCCGGATGATCGACGTATCACCCTCTACTCTCCCGTGAAGGACATCTTCGTCGAAGCTCCTCCCTACGACTATGTTCGATGGAAGGCGCTTCGTGGTGACGGGGCCGACAATATCCCTGGCATTCCTGGCATCGGCGACAAGCGAGCCACTACGCTCGTCACCGAAGCGGGAGCTCTGGAAGCATTCTTCCTTAAGAAGCCAGAGACTCGGCAGATCTTTGAGCATAACCTCTCCATGATCGGTTTCGAGAATCTGGATGAGACCTGGCACGGGACAACCTTCAGCGCACCATCACGTCGAAATGATGAGCTCCGTGAGCGCATGCAGGGTCTCGGTATCGCATCCCTCACCAATGACAAGACATGGCCGAAGTGGGTTGGATCATTCGATCGAATGTGGATCCAGTTTCCATCCCAGGCTGCGTGATTATAATTTCAACACAAGGAGTCAAAATGGCAAACAACGGTCTTTCTTTCGATCAACCCCTCCCCGATGCCGAGCAGGCTGGGCTTCGTTCGCGTGGTGTTCTCCAGACCGAGGAGGTCGCTGTTCGAGCTGGCGATCTGCTCGTCGCTGTGAACACCCTCACGGGCGTCCGACGCTCCATCACGACCGAGAACATCGTTACCGAGGCGCCTCAGCGCCGCATCCTGAGGGACTAACGGATGACCGAGGGTTTCAAGGCACTCATATTTGATGATGAGGCACGAGAGGGTCTGAGACGCGGGGTCGATTCCCTCGCTCAGGCTGTTAGGGTCACCATGGGACCCTCAGGTCAGAACGTGATAATTGAGATACCGGGCGCACCACCGGTCGTCACGAAGGATGGAGTCTCCGTCGCCCGTGCGATCGATTTCCGGGATCGTAACATGAATCTCGGTGCTCAGATCGTCAAGGAGGCTGCAAATCGCACCTGCGATGCTGCTGGTGACGGAACGACGACAGCCACCGTGCTGACCCACGCGATTTTCAACGGTGGGCTTAGGGTGCTTTCGGGTGATCATAGCAGCCCCGAGGTACGCGCGGGCATGTCGTGGGCAGTTGGTTCCGTTATCGATGAGCTTCGCTCGATGTCGAAACCTGTCTCCTCGGATGAGGAGATCATCCAGGTTGGAACGATCTCAGCCAATGGAGAACGTGAGATCGGAGAGCTTCTCTCGCGAGCGATGAGAGCTGTCGGTCGCGATGGCACGATCACTGTTGAGGAGGCAAAGGGTTTCAGCACAAGTCTTCACGTTGTCGAGGGCGCTGAGCTCGATCGTGGGTACCTCTCTCCCTACTTCGTGACAGACAGTGAGAAGATGGTCTCCTCACTTGAGTCACCATACGTGCTCCTAACTAACAATAGGATCACGGCTCTGAAGGAGATCCTCCCACTTCTCGAGAAGATTCATAATGCCCAGAAGCCCGTCCTAATCGTCGCTGATGATATCGAGGGCGAGGCGATGCAGGGTCTTGTCGTTAATCGAACAAAGGGTATCCTGCAGGTTTGTGCCATAAAGGGTCCAGAGTTCGGTGAGAACCGTCTCCACGCTCTTCAGGATCTCGCGGCGCTGCTGGGGACGCGAGTCATTGTTGGAGAGTCAGAGCTAGCCAAGGTCACGATCCAGGATCTGGGCCGTTGCAAGCGCGCGATTGTCGGTCGATACAGGACGATCCTGATCGATGCAGCCGGCAAGAAAGAGGAGATCGAGGATCGCTCGAAGGAGATTAGATCCCAGATCGATGATAACTCACTCGATCAGCAGGAGCGTGAGGTCCTACGTCGTCGACTTGCACGGCTCTCTGGCGGTGTCGCTGTCCTGAGGGTCGGCGGTGCAACTGAACCGGAGCTGAAGGAACGCAGGGATCGTGTTGATGACGCTCTACATGCCACGAAAGCTGCCGTCGAGGAGGGAATTCTCCCGGGCGGTGGAACTGCTCTTGTCCGTGCCGCAGCCAAGGTTCGCCGCCGACTCACGAAGAATCGCAGCGATTCATTCAAACAGGGCGCTGAGGTCATCTTTCAATCATGCTGCGCCCCTCTCCGTCAGATTGTCTTGAACGCTGGACGCAATCCCGAGCTTGTCCTCTCGAAGGTTGAACGTCTCCGCGATAACATGGGATACGATGCTGCCACGGAGCGCTACGTTGATACTCTCGAGTCCGGGATCGTTGATCCTCTGAAGGTGGTTCGCTCCGCTCTAGAGAACGCGCACTCCGCTGCGAGCATGTTGCTTTCTGTGGGTTGCACGATCACAGATGACTCTCCTGCGGAATAGTTAGCGACAGGCATCGTGGAGTAATGATGGACGCAGCCCCTCTTGTGAGCTTGGTTACTGGTCCCCTGGGGGCTTTGGTTCTTTCAACTGGAATTCTTTATTGGCTGGCGAGTAAGATTCTACCCGTACTCCAGAAGTACCTCGAGGGTCAGAACGAGAAGTTCGGAGATCTCGTCAAGGCTCTCGAGAAGACCGTCGACAGTCACGAGGCTGATCGCCGGACGTTTGAAGCTGCCATCTCGGGATTGACCCAGCGCCTCGATAACGTAGAGGACGACGTCAAGCAGATCAAAGAAAAAATTACCTGATGTGAAAATAACGCGCGGGAAACGTGCAAACCCCGGTAAGGCGTGGTATAGTAATAAAGGGTGAAGGAAGGAAGCTTCCTCCCCACCGGTGGCGGATATCCCTCCAACGGAACATCAAGCAAAGAGAAAGAAAATGGCAGGTAGGAATGTACCCGTTCACGACCGTGACTATATTGCGGTCATCCCCGAGGATGACCTTCGTGGGAAGGTAGTCCAGTACCGTGGTTGGATCGAAGCCGATCGCCGCCGTGGTCAGGACACGCACGCCCTCGAGGTCGAGTATTGCTATCTCGCCGAAGAGCTTCAGCTCCGTGAGACGCGCAAGCGTAATCACATGGAGTTCATGCGGCGTAATCCGCAGGCCTTCGACGACTACTACTACGACGACAACTAAGGGAAAGGAGTAAACATGCCGGACATGATGCAGTCATTCTTCAAGGAAGTTGGTCGCCACAAGCTTCTCGATCGTGAGGGTGAGGTTGAGCTCGCTCAGCAGATGGAGAGCAAGGACGAGGCAGTTCGGGCTGCGGCCCGAAATCGCATGGTTCAGTCGAACATTCGACTGGCGATCTCGATCGCGAAGAAGTACCAGAACCGTGGTTGTGACTTCGAGGATCTCATCCAGGAGTCGACTCTCGGTCTCATGAAGGCGGTCGATCGCTTCGATTGGCGTCGAGGCTTCAAGTTCTCGACCTACGCGACGTGGTGGATCCGCCAGGCGGTCATGCGGCATATCACTCTCCAGTCCTCTTCCATCCGTCTCCCGGCGGGCGCGAATAACCTCGTGTGGCGTGCCCGTCGGGTTACGGAGGAGTACAATCGACAGTTCGGTGTGCAGCCGACCGTGGAGGAGCTCGCCGACCTCCTGGGCGTGGGTTCCGGGTCTCTGGACATTCTTCTCCAGACTTCGAAGTACACTCTCTCGATCGATGCTCCCGGAATGGCAGGCGATGATGGCGACGGTCCCACTCTCGGCGAGATGATCCCGGGAACCGGCGCCGATGAGATCAATGACAACATCGACCGAGAGAAGATCGCAGCAGCGATCCGTCGCGGACTCTCGAAGCTCACGGCTCGTGAGGAGAAGATCCTTCGACTCCGCTTCGGGATCACCGAAAGCTCCACCGATCATGTCAATTTCCCCATCACCCATGAAGAGCTTCACGCTCTTACCATCAGCTCGGAGATCAAGTAAATGAGCATGCCCACTGGTTCCAAGTTCAAGAATGGCTACGCGACCGTGAGCTCCGATTTCGGAGGCATGGAGTATCGAGCTATTGTCGAGAAGATGGCTGAGGGTGGAGACGACATCTCGATCTCGACCGCACGTAATCTGGTCCTGCGAGCTCTCGAGAAGATCGCTCGTGAGGTTTGCATCCTGCAGGGAACTCCCACGGACAAGCTCGATGAGGAGTCGAAGCGGGTCTCTCTCGACCCGCGATTCCAGGAGTCGATGGCTTCGATGCTGGGAGATATTTACACTGGATCGCCGTGATAGACACCGAAACCAGACTGCTGGAGATTCTCGATTGGGATGAAGCCCGACTCGAAAGAGTTTACGAGAAAGCTGCTAAATTTCTGGAGAGCCAAACAACGAGCGACATCGGTTCGCTGGAGAGACTTCTGATTTCGCACCTCAGAAGCAGCATAAGCGAAGAGGGGGCGAGGCTCATTTTTAGAGTTCTCGACCAAAACATTCGAAAAGAAATGAGGATAATTGAAGAATGAATTGGAATGAATACAAGCTCCGTCGTCGAATTGATGAGCAAATGTGGCTCCTTTCAAAGGGAGTCGTCAGCAGAGAGCAATTTCTGGGTCTTCTGTCAGAATTGGAAGTTGAGCCGCCGAGTGACGAGCAGATCTCGATTATGTTCCCAACGGAGATGAAGAATGAATCAGTTACCGTCACCCCCGAAGGGATCGATCCGTCTGCCGCACGGAGCCTGGCTGATGAAGGAGACGGGTCTGGTGTGTCTACCAACGGGAAACGTTCTTCTAAAGTTTCAGTTTGATGAGTTCGACGAATTCTCAAATATCATCGACGACATCTCGACCGTTCTGAAGTCAAACACGAAAGTAACGATGCACACCTGCAAGTCATGCGGAACTGAGATCGAGGAACTCGATTACGAGGAGCCCGAGGGCGAGGATTTAGCCTAATGTCAGCTCTCATACCAGGATCTCTGGTCCGTCTCAATCTCTCACGCAGTCCGCGCTTTGTGTCCACGAAGCACGCGCCTAATAGCTGCGACGGTAACCTGGCATTGATCATCAAGAGCGTGGGCAAGGATCCGAACGATCACGAGTATTTTGAAGTGTTGGTAAACGACCAAGTTCTTCATGCCTGGGATGATGAGCTTGAAAAAAGAGACTGAGATCATTAATATCAAAGTAAAGGAGATTCAAGATGGCTACCAAGGAAGTTGTTAAGGAACTGGTTGACAAGCTCACCTCGATCGAGAACGAGATGGGACTCCTTCGTGAGACCCAGAAGGAGATCCTCTCCGAGTATGAGGAGGGTCACGGGGTCGATGTGAAGGCTCTCAAGGCTGCGCTCCGCATCGCGAAGATTCGGGCTCGCCTGGGCGACTCGAGCCACGAGGCTGATCAGATGCTCGAGTACATTGACGAGTAGATCCTACCACCTCTACCTTGTGGAGTGCGCTGATGGCACACTCTACTGTGGTATCTCGACGGACGTCGGGAGAAGGGTGGAAGAGCATAACGGCGGCCGCCGAGGAGCAAAATACACACGCTCCCGGCGGCCCGTCCGTTTTCTAGCATCATGGCTTGTGTGTTGCCTCTCATGCTCCCTGAGGACGGAGAGAAAGGTAAAGCGGCTCTCAAGGCAAAAAAAGCTCCGGTTGATCGAGTCACCGGAGCTTTTCCAAGAGCTGAGAGTCTGCTGCTTACCTGTCGAGTGAGCGCTTGATCCTCTGCTGGAGCAGGTAGACATGACCCTCATGAGCGTTTGCATTCGCCATGATCATATCGTCAAGCCCCAGGGTCATCGCGCCGCTCTGCTTGAGCGACTCGTAGATGCTTTGTGAGAACTTCAGGAAATCCTTCTCGATCTGAAACCCGATCGCCGCGATGCCAGCCGGCGGGAGCTCACGTGGACTCGGGTACTCGGACATGATCATCGTCGCCTGCGCGGTGATCATCATCGGATCACCGCACTCATCCCCAAAGAGACCGATGCCCTTCTCGACAGCCGGATCAACCTGGTCACCGATCGCCCCGTAGATCTTACCGTAGAGGTTCACATGATCCCCGGAGAAGCTGTCTCCGCGGGTGAGATGATGGGCACCGTGGAACCATAGCTCCATCATACGCAGGAAGCTGATGTACTCGAGAATCGTCATTTTAACTGCGGCCTGTCTCATTAAACTCACCACCTGCATCATATCTATAGCAGGCGAGGAGAGTTATGAATCCGAAGGCACATAGTATTAGCATAAAAGATCCAACGCGACTTGCGATAAGTTCACTTCAGCACGGTGGACGCGCTGGTGAGCAGGAGCTGAAGGAGATCGCCGACATGAGCGTTGTCGACTTACTGAGCTCAGGACTAACACTCGAGCAGGCAGAGACCGTCGTCAGGATGGCTGCGATTGAAATTGCAAGAATCTCAGAAACTGCGCGTATGGTACCGAAGACACCCGCCGTTGAAGTTAAGATCAAGAAGGGAAAGAAATAATGGACAAGAAAGCACTTCGTAATATGATCCTGCAAGAGTGCGGCTGCATGGCTCGTGAGGGACAGCTTCCCAATGCTCTTGCGGCAGCGATGCCGATGCTCGACATTCTCGGATACGGTCACATGGACGGCGCAGCTCCCTATGAGGATGAGGAAGGTCACATGACCTTCGAGGACTCTGACGAGTATGAGGAATCCTCGATGATAAAGGGAAACCTCTACAACATGGCTCAGCAGGCTCAAGAGCTTCACGACGCCCTTGAGGACGGCGATGATCTCCCTGAATGGGTTCAGGAGAAGATCGCTGTTGCCTCCGAGATGATAGACGTAATTTACGATTACCTCAATGCAGAGACGGCACGTGGTGACATGAACGAGGCAAAGAAGCCGTGGTACATGAAGAAGCGCCGCAACATGAAGAAGACCAACGAGTCGGAGTGGTATGACATTCCCAAGAAGAAGTCACGCGCCGTAAAAAAAAAGAGATAGGTGAGGCCAAGGGTCCTGGAACTGTTCGTCCGCCCCAGGACACGAAAAGCGACACACTTCTCGGACATCCGGAGGACGAGGGAAAATCTTTCACTGGCGTCTCTTTGAGCAACGATGAGGATTATCTCGGTAGACCGATGAAAGGTAAGAAGTTGAAGAACTTCGACATTTACAAGAAGCACAGGTAACATGAACTCAAGAGCTCTTAAAATACTTGTCAGAGAAGAAATCAGCAGGCTCATCGAGAAGGGTCCCGGTTCCGTTCGTCCCCCACAGGTAACGGACAAGATCCTACCCGGTCATGACACGGAAAGCAAGATTTACGGTGGGGCGACGCTCGACCTGGACGTTGAGGGCAATCCCAACAATCCGAAGAAGCTTGGAACCCGTGACGTTTACAATAATACTCCCGCTTACAAGAAAGCGAAGACTCTCTCGGAAGGGTTAAACTACCACCTGAAGAACAGGATTCCGCTTAGCGAGAACGTTTACCGTCCAGGAACGAAGGAGTTCTTTCGACTTGTCAATGAAGCTCGTCATCTCTGGCTAGAGGGAAGGTACGCTGCGACCGAGGAAGAGTACGAGATTTTCGAGAGCGATCTGGGAAGGTGGGCGATGCACGAGGGTCGGATGGTCCCACTCGACTTCCCGATGTGGGATGAGGGCTTGAGAGAATCGTTCGCCGATCACTACGGAGACCAGCATGGAAGATGGATCGAGCTCTCCCACGATGATCTCATCGAGAATCCGGAGATTTACGACGAGATCTTCAGCATCATCGATCAATCATACGCTTACATCGGCGGTCACGCGAACTACAAGTCTGTCGCAGCCGTGAAAGCATCAGACACATCGATTTTCGCTCTTATCGATCTTGATGATGACCGCGAGGTCGACGCTGCCAGCATGAGAAAGAGGACCAATTTCGGTCTGAAGAATGTCGCATCCGCGACGGATGGCACCGGGCTCGCTAAGTCAGCATTGAAAGCTCGGGTTGGTGAAGAGCTCACCACTCCAGGATACTACGCCGAGGTGAGTGACGCGATGGCAAAAGTTGCCCTGGGCCGTGGAGCGAAGACCGTCTCTGACGAGAAGGTCGTCAGACAAGTGCTGGACGGAAAGGAAATAGAGTGGTTCGGTGAGCATCCTGACGGCAAGTTCCCGGGAACCTACGGGTGGTACAGAAGGAACATCGGTGGGGAAGATCACGTAAAAATAATGGTTGGTCTTCCCAACGTCGGCGGCATGAATGAGGCAAAGTACAAGGGACGGACGGTGAAGCTTGGAAAGGCTGGTGCCTCGAAGTCAGGCGGCCGTGCTCACGTGTTCGTTCGTGACCCGAAGTCCGGAAACATCAGGAAGGTGTCGTTCGGATCGAGCATGCCCGATGCGATGGGATCCGGGCCGAAGGCGAAGGCTCGTCGAAAGAGCTTCGGCGAGCGTCACGGCTGCTCCGACAAGAAGGACAAGACGAAAGCTGGCTACTGGGCGTGTCGAGCGACGAAACTTTTCGGAAGGAACGTTCCCGGCTGGTGGTAGAATGCAACCATACACGCAGTCAAAGATTTCAGAGGATCTAATTCTCAGAGAGTTTTCGAAGAGCATCTCAAGTGAGGAGCTTGAATGGCACATGGACCGTCGAGATCGACGAATCAAGGTCATCGAGGGTTCTGGCTGGAAACTACAGCTCGAGAGCGGTCTTCCATTCGAGATGAAGGTCGGAGAAGAGTATTCGATTCCAAAAGAAAGCTGGCACAGAGTGTTAAAAGGCACGGAGAATCTTAAGATTCTGATATCGGAATCTTGATATATTTAGAGAGCGAGAGGAACATGCGTACGTACACGATTAAAACAAGAATCTCCGAGTCTCGTGAGCACAAAGCTCGACTCATGTGGCATCACCTCGGAAATAAAGTGGCGCTGATGGAAGCACGAGGATACACCACACAGCAGTGTGACAGGTACGTCGGGCGTGTTCTTCTGCAGCTCGAAAGCGGTCGTATTGATGAGGGGTTGATGGATGCTCTCGGTGGGTTCCTGACGACAATCGGAGACTCGAGCCTTTCCCAGGGTCTCAAGGGTATGCTCGGCGAGAAGCTCGTCGGGATGATGGGACTCCAGCCTGGATCGTTTCTCGGTCGGGTCATAGCAAACTTTGTCGAGAACATCACTGCCACTGAGCTCATCGGACTCTTCGGTGGCGGAGACAAGTGCAAGACGGTCGCCTCCCGTCTCGCAGGCGCAATCCAGGAATCACTTTTCGAGGAATTCATCACGTCTCCGAACGGGCTCGAACCCTCGACCCTCCTCGGGAAGACGATCGTAGAAGCCCTAAAGTCACAATTTATCGAGGGCGGCCCGATCGTGAAGGCGATAACCGACACTGTCTGCAAGATCAACCTTAGCAGCCTTCTTCCGGGAATAGGATCCGCGAAGTCAGCTGGTGACATCGGAACCACCCTTACGAATCTAGTCCAGGGCGCCGGAAAGGCTGTCGAGGATTTCGGCACCAGCATGGGCGCCGCTGCAAAACCTACCTAATTTAGAGAACGGAGAAAATTATGAGTTTGTCTGAGTCAAAGATCCGCAGAATCATCAGCGAAGAAGCAAAGAGGGTCCTTCGTGAGGGAGCATTTCCTGAGGAGGTTGAGGCCGTCTACGGAAAGCCTCCTCCCGAGATGGAGGACGAGTTCTCGAGCTTCCATTCTTCGAACACGATGGACCCCGTGGGACTCGTCGAGAAGTACATGACGAACATCGAGGACCTTTTTGTCGGTGGCTACGATCACGAGGACTCGATGTCAGAGGCTGAGGGCCTGATCGATGATCTCTGCGAGGAGTTGAAGGACTCGATGCACATGTGGCTTCGTTCATACCTCATGGAAAATGAGGCGGACCGCGGTGAGCACGAGCGTGATATGGCTGAGGACCGCTAGTCGATCCTGAACCCGTGCAATAGCCTCCGTCCTGTGGTACTATAGGATTGGAGGTTATCAATGGCAACTCGTTTCGGCTACGCCTGTCTCAACATGACCCTTGGTCCCAAACGCGGTGGCTTCCGCTCGATGATCAAGCGCACTTTCGCCGAGAAGGGCGTGCAGCATGCATCCCGCCTCACCCTGGAGAATGTGGAGACACTCTGCGGTATCATCCAATGGAACAACACCAACGGGATTCAAGTGTATCGGATGACCTCCGACCTGGCCCCGTGGGCCTCGGAATACGAGTTCGAGCAGCTACCCGATTGGCCCGCCATCCGGGCTGGCCTCGAGCAGGCTGGCAAGCTCGCCGCGGCAGGTGGTCAACGTCTCTCGTTCCACCCCGGTCAGTTCAACTGCCTGACCTCTCCCCGTGAGCACGTCGTCGCCAACTGCATCCGCGACCTCCGTATCCACGGCGAGATCATGGACGCCATCGGCCTACCCAACACCCCTGAGGCGAAGATCAACATCCACCTCGGCGGCGCCTTCGGCCAGAAGGACGAGTCGATGGATCGCTGGTGCCGCAACTTCGAGCGTGTACCCGAGAACGTCAAGCGGCGGCTCACCGTCGAGAATGATGACAAGGCGAACTGCTACAGCGTCGTCGATCTTCACAAGGTTCACGAGCGTACCGGCGTCCCAATCGTCTTCGATTACCATCACCACAAGTTCTGCGATGGCGGCCTCTCCGAACGCGATGCCCTCCATCTGGCAGCCAGCACCTGGCCGATTGGTATCCGCCCCTGCACTCACTACTCCGAGTCAGCCAAGGACCGTGAAGGTCGCGACGTCTCCGCCACCGCCCACTCCAACTTCGTCGACGGCCCCGTCGATCCTCACGGTCTCGAGATCGACTGCGTCGTCGAGGCAAAGGCGAAGGAGCTCGCGGTCATCCAGCTCGTCACTGGCCGGAACATGTCAGCTTTCTACGATGAGCAGCGTGGGACGACCGACGAGAAGCTCAACGAGATCGCCCGGAAGGACAAGGAGAAGAAGGCTGCTGCCCGGGCTGAGAAGCGCAAGGTCGCCTGACTCAGCCCCGCTTCTTCTTCCTGTGCTGCTGAATCCTCTTCCACTGTGCGGCGTCGACCTTCCTCGCTGGGCCACCGGCGAGGACCGAGTTCACGCGGGCCATCGCCCACTGGTGCTGACCAGCTCCGGGACGATGTCCGGTTCTCCAGGCTGCAAGGCCCTTGTTGTAGATCGCTCGGAGCGCTCCGAGAGGAGCATTGGCTGACTTCGCCTTGTTCTTGAGGGCCTGGCTGGCATTCGACTTTGCCTCATCGAGCTCTTCAAGCTCTTCAAGCTCGTCGGTCTCAAGAAGCTCGATGGCTTCCCTGATTATCTCACGAATAGCAGATTCATCCAGTTCCATCGATTCTCCTTCGTCCTTCTTGGGAAAACGCTTGTTTGCAATCTTGGTCCACTTCGACGTCTTCGTCGGCTTCTCATCGCCCGGAGCGGGCTCATAAGCGTCCGGGTCACCCCAGTGCATCTTGCTCTGTCTCTTGAAGTGCTTCTCACGGGCGGAGCGCGTCTTACCACCGAGCCCGCGGTAATACCCAGGATTGTTCTTCTGCTGCGATCTTTCGTCCATGATAAGCCTCATCGTAAATATCAATGAAAAGTCGAATTAAAGCTCTTACAATCTAATAGATCATGGAAAAAAATGAGCAGACACGCTAGCCTACCATATCATTTTTACGTGAATGTCAGGAATGACTTCCTGGGGAGCGGAATGCCCGCAGGTCACACGCCCGCTATCTGGCACGGCATCCACTGCAGACCTGGTCAGATACCTTCCGCTCACGTACTTCTTGAAAGTGGTGCGCACTGGAGCGGTCTACCACTCCATGCAATTTCGACGTCGAGCTTCGAGCATGACGAGCACGCCCTGGTCCCGTGGGGTGGAATGGGTGAGAACCTTGACGTCTGGCACGCTCGATACCTAGAGGGCCTTGTTGTCTCCACACTAAAACCGATCAAGGAGAAGGGTCGTCACACTGGGATCGTGATCGATTGGAGCGATGGATTCTCCCGATACCCACAGGAGCACAAGCCCCTGAGCTTGGTGAATCTTGAGTCAGGTCAGTTCGCGCTTCTGCCCAACAACTACTTCACACTCCACGATTCTCACTTCGTGGAGGAAGCTGCGAAGGAAAATCTCAAACATTACAAACGCGGTGACGTTGTCTACTGGGAGGATTCCTGACGTCCTATTTAGCTTTGGGAGGCCAGCATGACACTGAGCTTATCATCAAAGCAACAACAGAAGGGACCGTTCGAGAAGGCAAGGGCAAACGTCGAGACGTTAGCCAACAACCTCTATTACACGTTAACCCTCAACAATTACATTCTGAAGCTGCAGTCCGTGCCCCTCCCAACTTCTATCACGATCGACGAATTAATGGAAAATGATTTTATCGTTGGTAATCTGGTGGCAGCGGATGCTATAATACAAACAACGCAGAGGATATCTGCTTAACAACCAGGAGCAACAATGATCAAGCCAGGTGATAGAGTCAATCACGTCTACAATATGCGTCTTTTGGGGACTGTAGTCCAGCTCCTCGAGCAGGCTGGAACGGAGCATTTCGAGGGTGGAACCTCAGCGAAGAAGTTTTTTGCTGTCGTGAGGCTGGACAAGCCCATCGACGGTCAGGAGACGTTCACGGCTGCCACTAACGATCTCATGCGGGAGTAACATGCGCCCACTCATCTTCAGGGACCCTCAGTACAGTGAGGGTCCCCTCCCGACTGCGCTCAAAAAGCTTGAGAAGTGGCTTGACGAGCGTCGCTGGAGTCTCAACTGGAGCTACTCCCAGGACGATCACGTCGATTTTACCGATCGTCAGATCGTGATCAACTCCAATCGGACGCCCCAGAGCCAGATCTTCGGTATCATCCATGAGATCGGTCACATCATGCTCTACGAGTCGCCCGATTACATCGTTCGTTTCGCGAACTCGGATGAGTTCAAGAACCGACGCGAGAAGAGCCGGGAGAAGCTCTGCGTCCGGGCCGAGACCCTCGGCGAGGAATGGGAGGCTTGGGCACTTGGAGAGACGCTCTCCCGCCGGATGGGGCTCGAGATCGATTATCAGGCCTACTACAAGGCACGAAATCGTGATCTAAAATCGTACGCAGAGTGGCTTGTGGGGCACGCATGACGACAAACGAGAAGATGGCATACGAGAGGGCGCTCTGGGCTCAATTCCTCGTCGCCGGGGGCGACCCGCTTGTCGCGACGAAGGAGTGGTTCGAATGAGCAAGGTCGACCATCCGTCGCACTATCGTAAGGACACCGGTTTCGAGGCGATCGACGTTATCGAAGCGTGGGATCTCAATTTCAACCTGGGAAACACCGTGAAGTACATCAGTCGCAATGGTAAAAAGGACCCAGACGAGTACATCTTGGATCTTGAAAAGGCTCGATGGTATATTGATCGAGAGATCAAGACTCGTAAGCAGGCTCTTGACAAGTCGCTTGAGAAGGCCTAGAAGATGATAACCAACGATCGTTTCTACCATGTTCTGGGGGAGATTCCTTCCGAGCATCGACTCAAGATTCGTCGGCTTCGAAATCCGAAGTGGGTGAAGCACGGTCCCCGAGATTATATGTTCCTGGAGATCCCGCAGAACCCGCTTCGGATAGTCGAGTACGCTGCGGAGGCGGCGAAGGATGCTCTCCTCTGGGAGGACGTCGAGTGGGGCATCGACTCCGAGGGATGCTGGATCAAGCAGCGGTTTAAGTCATCCAGCGACAGGAACTACTTCGAGATTATTGAACGTGATCACCCGCGACATGAGGCGGAAGTTTTTGCCTCGTTGAGGTTGCTCGCGTCAGTATTACACGATCGAAATACTTAAGCGTATGGACAAGATTCAGGAACTACTTCGTGAAATAGCTGACGTCGAGAACCTTCTTGAGAAGCGGAAGTCTCGTAAGAAACGCCGCGGTCGCTCGTTCAAGCCGCAGAACATCACTGATCTTCTCGCGACCCGAATCAAGGACCCGCTTGATTGGAGAAACAACGTCTATAACGCGATGGCGAAGTCGGGTGGACGAGTTCCTGATGCTGCGGAAAAGCTGGGGGTCTCAAGCCGAACTCTCTATCGCAACCTCGAGGAACCGGAGCTCGACGACGTCGAGCGCGCCCCGATGGGTCGTCCCGAAGAGAGCTGAGAGTGGAGACCCGCGCCGCGATAGCATCGGTGCGACCGAAATCGCAGCTGAGCGACAAGATCTGGAGCGACGATGAGCTCAGACCGGAGATCGCAAACGCGCTCGCGAAGATAGCGAAGAAATTCCTCGAGGAGATCGAGATAGATCTCGATGTTGAGGACATCGTCCTCACTGGATCGTACGCGGGTCGGACGTGGGGTCCGGGCAGCGATCTCGACCTTCACATCATCGCAGATCTCAGCTCCTACGATGACCCGGAGGCGATCAAGCAGGCTTGCAAGCTTGCGAAGTTCAAGTGGGAGGAGGAGCACGACATCACGATCCGCGGTATTCCCGTCGAGGTCTACGTCGAGGACACCAACGATGACCCACCGGAGGTGACAGGTCGCTGGAGCATCCCGGGAAATGAATGGCTTCTCGAGCCCCCGGACGACGGTCCGTCATACGACGAGTCGAAGGTGATAAGAAAGGTGTCCGACTTCCGAGAGGTCATCAGAAGGGCGGAGAGTTCACGGAAAGAGGGTCCGATGATGTCGGCCATGAAGCGGATCACGAAGATGAGGAAGGCGGGCCTCGAACGTGACGGTGAGCTCTCGAGCGAGAACCTCGCGTACAGGGTTCTCCGCCGCACGGGTGAGCTGCAGGACGCCTGGGACATGGTTCACGATATTGTGGACAGGAATCTGTCCATTTAGGTGCAACAAGACCAGTTGTGTGGTATGATTAACCATGGAAACACTGGTCATTGGTTCGCTGCTGAAGCCGAGGGAGGCTACGGTCTGTTGGAGGGAACGAGATGGAGCTTTTCCACGCGATCTACCGGTTCGTCGCGGGGATCTCCTGCTACTCTGCGACACTGAAACCCTGGAGGTTATCCCAGGGTTGCACACGGTGCGGGTCCTCCACCCGAAGTACGGCCACGTGACCTGCGTACTGGATGAGCTTGTTCTTGTAAACACCCAACACGTTAACTAGAATTAACAGTGGAGATCAAATGAGCGAAGAGAAGAAGCGTAAGCGTAAGATCAAGGAGCCCGTTGAGACCGCACCCGTCGAGCTCCCTGAGCCGGAGGAGCTCGAGGCTGATGCCGAGCATGAGGGTGGCTTCGTGGTGAAGCGTCCGCCCTGGATCATGCGGGTCGAGGGGCTCGATCTCGACATCCCACTGACGGGTGTCAAGCTGCCGATGTTCACGACTGGCATGATCGATCGGGGCGATATCACGATCGAGACGATCAACGTCCCGGAGATCGCCCTCAACAGCTACTTCCGCGGCTGGCTCATGACCCCGAAGCCCCGTCGTGTGACCCTCAAGATGCTTGACGGTGCTGGACTGGACGTCGAGCAGTGGACGATGACCGCGGTTCCGGGAGCGATGGGTTTCGCAGAGCTCGACATCCAGGACGACGCCCCCTGGGCGACGCAGGTCGCCTTCTCGGCGACGGAAATTAAGATCGAACCGACGAGTTTCAAGGCGTAATTGCACTCGCATCCTATATTTAGGGTGAGAGGATTACCAGCAAATGAGAAGTTCGAGAGTTTCTCGTGATATCGATCTCCTGTCGGAGGAGATAAAGAGAGTCCAGTGCGCGAGATACGGTTTGATGTCGTTGAGCGAGTCAGCGTACATAGTCGACCCTGTCATGAGACCGTATGCTCTTCTTGAGGCGAAGTCCATCATCCGGTTCGGTATCAGGTCGGGGTACTATCCGAAGCACTACCTGAACTTGCTTGAGTCTAACGACGTCATAGCCCTCCGTCTTGCGACGACCGAAGCGGGCGATCTGGCTCATAAGAAGCTCGATGAGAGCTTCGGGATGGATCTCGCCCTGGGCATAGGTCAGATGATTCCCGGCGTGAAAACTTTCGCCGGAATCGCCGGCGTCGCTTACTACGCCTATCAGGCATACGATAGTTTCAACGGCGGTTCAACGCTTGGCGGCGTCGGAAATCTCTTCCTGACCCTTCTCTCCGCTGCTGCGATTGAACCCCTCGGCGCGACTGCTTTCGTGGGTCCAATCGTCACCGCACTTGGACCCCTCACGAAGCTCGGGCAAGCGTTCGAATCGTTCCTCGGACTTATCATCAAGGGAGCTTTCGGTCCTGTCGCCAAGCTGCTCATGAAGAATAAAGCGCTGGCAGCGTTCATCGAGTGGGTTGGAAAGGCGGGACTGCCCGCCCTCGAGCAGGCAGGCGGATGGCTTTCTAAGAACACAGCTAGTCTCGCAGAGTGGTTGGCCAAAAAGGGCGCGGCGAAGGCGGCTGCCGGGACGGCTGAAGGTCAGCTCGGGACCGTCGCCGGTTTCCTTTCCAAGAAAGTTGGCACCGCCGCCGAGATGATGTCAAAGTTCATCACGAACCTGAAGACTTTCATCACGACAGCTGGTAAGCAAGGCTTCAGCACCGCGGCTGGCGCTGAAGCGAAGGCAGCAGGCGCTGAGGCTGGCGCCGCAGCAGCTGCGGCCGAACCGCTTACCCAGACGGCCGGCGCATTGAAGAATCTCGGATCAGCTGCGATGGCAGATCTACGCGCTTTTAACTCCTTCCTCGATGCCCAGGCTGGGAAGCTGGTAAGTAAAGTTGAGGCGATGCAGACGAAACAAGCTCTCAACGCCCTCAGAGGCGCAGACCCGATCATCTACACGGACAAAGCGGGAAAGGAAGCTGCCAGAATCTGGATGGACGCGGAAGGTAAGATTTTCCGTCAGGTGCCTGGAAAATCTGCGACGAGAGCTACTCCCAGTGAACTAATGAAAACTAAAAGATGGTCACAAATTCTTTTGAATCAGGGAATTTCTCCCGCAAGGGCTCAACAGATCTCTCGTGGTCTTATCCGTGGCTTGTCAGCGGGAGCTGGAGAGGTTCCCAACGCGGAAGCCGCCGCGGGCCTGTAAATAATCGAGGTGCTCGTATAATCTCTATATGAGCACACGATGCACGATAGCTTTCGATCAGAAGGACTTCCATCTCTACCAGGAATGCTTCGAGAACGACAACGTCTACCTTCAACTTGATGGCGATGGGTGGGCAGCCTCCCTCGACACAGCGAACGTCGACTGGCGGGAGGACACCGGTCCCCGCCCGAAGCTCGGACTTCGGATCGATGTCACCCTCTGGCGCATGATCGTCGAGGGTTGGCTAGCTTCCGAGTGGGGGAAGGATCTGTCACGCGATCACGAGAAGCCAGATTTTGATCCCAAATCCACGCTCAAATGGCTCGAAGAATACAACAGGAACAAACAAGATGGCAACACAGAGTGAAATTCCGGGCCTCAAGCAGATCATCGAGGAGACCACCCCCGATGGAAAGACCCGTTTCGTGTTCGATATCGATGACGATCGTAGCGATGAGTTCTTCGCAAAGTTCGGTCTCAAGCCCGGTGACGAGGCGGGTTTCGAGGCTCTTGTGATTGAGACGATCAACAATTTCGTGAAGGGAGGTTCCAGGTGAGAGAAGATCTCGACAAGATTCTCTGCGAGAAGTTCCCGAAGATCTTTCGGGATCGCAACCGTTCGATGCAGGAGACCTGCATGTGCTGGGGATTCGAGCACGGCGATGGCTGGTACGACATCATCGAGTCGCTCTGCGCGAACATTCAGAACCACGTAGATTGGAAGCGTCGCCAGCATCCCGAGCTCACCGATGAGGAGTTCGATGCTGAGCACCAGACGATCGCTGTTCAGGTGAAGGAGAAATTCGGCGGCCTGCGCTTCTACGTTGATAACTGCGATGATTACATTCGCGGTGCGGTCTCGATGGCCGAGAGCGTGAGCTATCGAACCTGCGAGGACTGCGGTAATAAGGGTCATAGGCGTTCCGGCGGATGGATCCAGACGCTTTGCGACACCTGTCACGGAAGGGGACGGAAGCACGGAGATGAGTGATACTTAGATGGCAGGGGGAGGTGCTCCATGTCACTAACATCATTAGCTTTTTTGCTCCTATCGTCCACGTCGAGAGCTCAGGATCCTGAGACTTGTCACTTCGAGGGACCTGTCTCAATGGGCGAGCTCCGTGAGGCCATGAAGACGTGCGTCCTTCCGGTCGGAAGCGTGATCACCCTTCGGGTGGAGGAGGTCACCCCGGCTGAGACGCAACCCGGTATCGGTTTTCACAGCAACGACAGCGCTCTTACCGACGGCGGGAAGCAGACCATCGACGGAGTTGCCACGATCATGAGTCTGAGGAAGCAACTTAGCATCAAGGTCGTGGGTTACGCCGATTCAGCTGAGCAGGGTGACCTGCTTGATCTCTCGCTTCGTCGCGCCCAGGTCACGGGCGCTTACCTTGTCTCCGAGGGAATCGATCCAGCTCGCATCACCGTTGAGGCAGCTGGCGCTGATGGTCGGATCGACAGCCACGACACGGCGGAGGGACATGCTCGGAACCGCCGTGTCGAGTTCGTCGTTTCAGCGTCCAAGCCGGTCAAGTAGGGCGTCGATCCTGTCGGCCGAGGAGGACGTCTCGCCGATGTCCTGCTTCGTCTTTTCCAGGTCCTTCTCAAGCTTCGCCATCTTGGATTCGATGGCTTTCACGGCTACGACGGTTCCAACCGTCACGACTGCCGCCCCTGCGGCAGCTCCTTTCGAGGTTCCGAGCGCCGCCGCAACCTTCGCTTGCAGGGCCGAGAATCCACCCATAGCGCTTCCAGCCGCTGCAGTTCCAGCGACGACAGCTGCGGCACCGACGAGAGCGATCGTCGTCGGGTTAACACCAGTCGCTGGTTCAACGGGCGGAATTGGGATCTCCTTTTCAACCACCGCCGTATGAGCGACAACCACAGCTGGGGTACTGGGTTTAGGGGTCTCGATAACCGGCGTGGGAGCGACCACGGGCACAACTGGGGCGGAGACCCGTGCAGGCTTTATCTTCTTTGGAATCTCCGCCACAACGGTTAGATCTGGTGGGGGTCTGATGATGACTCCCGTCTCTATGGTGCACGCAGTGTCAGAGAGACGGGGGTCGATCGGATCGACCGACTCCCCAGACCTGATGACGCAATCAGCCATTCTTCTTCGGCCTGCCGGCCGCCTTCTTGGCTGGAGCTGGTGGCGGAGCTGACTTCGATTTCTTGGGTGGCGGTTCCGGAGCCGGTGGTTCCGGCGCCACCTTCCCACCCGCGAGGAGGATCTCGAGCTTCGTCTCGATCTTTGCGAGCTTTGCGCGGAGCTCACCAACCTGCTCGAGGAGGTCCTCCTTTGCCTTCACCGCCGCCTCGAGCTTCACTTCAAGAGCGGTAACACGCTCCTTCAGGTCATCCTTGAACTCGTTCCTCTCCTTGCGATCGAGGAGCTTCTCCTCCTTCGTATCCTTACGGACGTTGTCCTTCTCCTTGAAGCCGAGCTCAGCCTTCTTCTTATAGAAGTCCCAGGCGTACTTACCCAACGCTCCGGAGACCGCGAGCCCGAGGACTGCCCAGATATTGCCACCGCCAGAGGCCTCAAGGACCTGCGCTAATGGATCAGCCATCACTCACCATCCTTTTGATAACATGCGTTCTTGCTATGTGACTGAAGATACAGCTCTTCAATACGTTTGATGTCCTGCTCTGCCCGATCGATTCGAGTAGTCTGCTGGACGTCTGTTGCCCATGGATCGATGCCGGTCGCAGCGTCTCGATTCGCTTGTTGGAGGTCGGTGATGGCTTGCTTCGTCATCGTATTCTCGTTTTCAAGCGCGGCGATGCGACCGTTCAGCTCAGAGTATCCCCAGACGGCTGCACCAACTGCGCCCAGCAGTGAGATGAGGTTACGTAGGGGTATCGAAATTGCGCTGTCTTCGCTGACAGAAAGCTGTTTATTGTCACTCATTACTCCTCCGGGGCCACGTCGGTCGGCACGTTCGCCTTCGTACCGAAGTAGTAGCTGAACACCATGAGCGTGATGTCCTTGATGAACGTGAGGAGCTGCGAGCTCTCCTCTGGGGAGATCAGCTCTGTGGAGGGGCCAGCGATGAGCTTGTCCGCGATCCAGACTCCGACGATGAGGGCAAACATCGCGGTGACGAACTGGGTGAGGGCCTTATGCTCCGCCTTCTCGGTCGAGAAGATTCTCCTGACGATCCACTGGATGCCGCCGATGATACCGATACCGATCGCGATCGCAGCCACCGTGGTTGGAAGCGTATCGTAGAGGCTCGGATAGGTCTTCTCTTTCGGTGGATCCGCGACAACCTCGGCAGTGGTGCTGATCGAGTGTCCGGCGGCGGTTGGTTCGTTGACAACCTGATCCACGATGTGAGCCTCTTCAGTGGGCTGCGCCTCGGGATTTCCGATAATGGGTTCCATTTTTACTCCTTAACGTTAAAATTCAGCTCTAACGTACCCGGAGGAGTACAACAGCGACGCATGACCGCTGCTCGTAAATATCTAGATTAAAGGACATTTCCTTGAAAAGACGTTAGAATTCTCCATGAGACCAGGTGACCTTGCACACGTCGTGATACCGATCCCGTCAATCTTTGAACCCATTCACGGTGATCCCGTGAAGGTTATAAGGTCAGGCGATCTCGTGCTGCTCCTGAAGAATGAGCCGACGGGCTGGTACCTCCCATGCTGGCAGGTTCTTTTCGAAAATCAGGTCGGAATTCTCGCTTCGAGGTGGATAAGACCGATAAAATTCCGAGATGAGAGATATCTAATGGATGAGGAGAACGAACAAATGGGACTCACCGCTTCAGAACTTATCACACTCGTCCCCGAGGCAGAAGCCCTCGTCAAGGCCCTGACCGAGGCCCTCAAGAAGGACGTCGACGGAAAGGTTCACATCACCAAGGAAGAGGGAAAGAGGATCAAGGAGCTTGCTGCCAAGATCGCGCTTCATCTTGCGAAGGACATCATAGACTAATGAGCCGAAGCATCACCATCATACGCGAGTCCCGCGTAGGTGTCCCCGGTCTCATGCTCGAGAGCATGGGGATGCGTCAGCTCTACGAGGCGGTCGAGAGCGACGAGAAAAGCAAGAAGGGATTCATGGAGAAGCTGTGGGAGAAGTTCCGCGACAGCAGCCTCGTCGATCTCGGACTGGATCTGCTGGGTCTCTTCGGGGGCGCGATCGGCTCTTTCCTCGCACCAGAGTCTCTCGGCCTCACGGCGATCATCGCGATGATACCTGATCTTGTCAACGCGTTCCGTCGTTTCGCACGCGGTGACAAATTCAACGGGGCGCTCTCACTTATCTGCGCGATTCCATTCGCTGGAGACGCTGCCGCTGCTTTCATCGAGGGCGAGAAACTTTTGGTGGGCGGTGGAAAGGCCACGATGAACGTTATCAGCAGGATCGCTAAATGGGCTGGGACCCACAGGGAATCCATCAAGAAGATCCAGACGAGCTCGGCCGCGATCGCCAAGGTCGCCGCTGAGCACCTCCCAGGCGCAGAGGAGCATCATGACGACATCGTCGCTGCCGTGGGTTCTCTCACATCCGGTGACAAGGAGAAGATGATTCAGCTTGCCAAGGAGTCGGGGCTCAAGATCGCTGCACGTGAGGCGGGGGTGGACGTCGACGATGAGACTGTCACGAAGTTCTCGGGACGAAAGGGTTCCGACAGCTCCTCAGAAGAGGCCCTTTCCGAATCGACGATTCGCCGCTCACGTCGTTCGCATAAGCTCGTCGATCTCTACCAGGGTAGCCTGTACTGATCCCGTGCAAACACTAGCCTTCCATGGTATAGTGATACCATGGAAGGCGAATCGTATCAGCAGCTGAATCCAGGTGATCTCGTGTTCATGCGCGACCTCGATGAGGTCCGCGGTTGGATCACGAAAAAGGACACCGTCTTCATGATCCTCGGGGTCGAGAGGGACCCCGGTGACCACGACAAATTTGGTCGTGACAAGGTTCGTTTCTCCGGTGGAGGGATCGTCGGTGAGACGCTTGCTGGTTACTTCGTTCGCTGCGATATCGAGGATCTCCAGAATGTCTGAGCACAAGCTGAAGGGCGGCGATCTCGTATCGATCGAACCCTGGGACTGCGAGGGTGTCGAGCCGCCGTGGGGATGGGATCACACCTCCATCCTGGACATGAAGTCGAAGAAAATGAGCCGCGCGAACAGGGTCAAGCTCCCGCCCGGCTCACTCGGCATGGTCGTCTCCTTCGACCACCACGGCGTCGAGGACTTCGATGTCCATTACGTGGTGGTCGTAGGGGAGCGCAGGCTCGGGATCCCGTTTCGTTTCCTCCACAAGGTGCAAAGCTGAACCTCCAGCCGTAGGATTGGCCATGAACATCAAGCTCGGTCAGCTCCGTCGCTGGAAGGATGGCGCCTTCAAGGATGGCCTCTTCCTCGTCCTTGAGATCACAGATCGCACGCTGCTCATCAATGAGTACGGATCGATCCGACAGATCTCTGTCCACGCTGTCCACGCGTCCGAGATTGTCAGCGATGTGATAGTGTGAGACCCCCGGAGAAGGGCGCTCTCGTGCGCCTTATCGATGAGTGGGGGCGTGACACAGGTCTCGCTGTCTTCATGGATCTCCACCCGCCGCACTCGGATCTGGCAAACGGAAAGACCCTCGACCTCTTCTGGCACTTCAGCGTCATCGATGAGAAGGGAGAGCTGAGATACCTGAACACGAGCAACTGGACCCTCATTCCGGCCGATCCCGATTCATGCAACCCATGACGGGATGTGGTATACTGGTATCATAAGGAGCGCGAATGAGTCAGGTATACAGCATCGGATCCAACGGAGTCGCAGTGCAGCAGGTCACCGCAGGATACACGAACGAGGCTGAGCTCGAGTCGATGATCGTCCAGAACCCTGACATCGTCCCTGGGTTCAGCCGGGGTGATGTCGAGGTCGTGGGCCAGCAGATCCACCTCAACGGTGGCAGCCTGAAGATCGATGTCCTCCTGATCGACCGATCGGGCCTGCTGACCGTCGTCGAGGCGAAGCTCGCCCGGAACGGTGAGAGCCGGCGTGAGATCGTGGCGCAGGGACTCGACTACGCGTCGGCTCTCGCCGAGTACGACTTCTACGATCTCGATGACGCCACGGGTGGCCGGCTCTGCGGGGCGATCGATCGTCTGTGTGGCAGTGATGAGGCACTTCGGGAGAGCCTCGAGGAGACCGCCCGTGCCCGTCTGGCGGCGGGCGATGTGAACGTTCACCTTGCTCTCGACGAGGAGGTCCTCGACCTCTCGCGGATCGTCACCTTCGCCCGGCGTCGTGGCCTCTCGATCGGCTACACCTGGTTCCCGCGGACAACGGACGGCGCGGGCGGCTTCACGGTCATCCCACAGAGCTCAAGCCCGACCAGTCCGGCGACCCCGTCGAAGGTTGGCGCATCGGTCGCGCAGGGTCCGCACCTCGCTGATGCGATCGCAGCTTTCAACGCTCTGGGTTGCGGGGTGACCTTCGCAAGCCCATCGGCCCGGGCGACGTACAAGTACACCAACGTCAGCAAGTACCCGAAGAGCAAGGGCGAGATCCATTACGAGTTCCTCGTCCGCGGGAACACGATCTCGGCTGAGCTACACATTGAGGTCCCGAAGGGATCCCAACCGACCCAGCAGCAGGCAGCGATGCAGGCTTGCTTTCCTAGCATCGTCAGCACCGTGAACAATCACCTCAGCCATCTGGGCCTCGCGGCTGTCGTTGACCCGACCTGGTCTCGTGGCGTGGGCGGTCGCATCCGCGTCATGATGCACACGAGTGGCCCGGCGGCTCACATTGCCGAGGCGATGCAGATCCTGATTGCAAACTCCTGAAACCTCCCGTAAGATAGCAAAGTAACGTCCGCAACAAAAAGAGATAAACATGAAGTACCTGAAGAACGAGGACCGCTGGTCCCTCACCCCCGATGCCCAGCTAGATGTCCGGGATGCCCTTCCGGTTGGAAACTACACTGTCTGCCAGAACCCACTCACGAAGGAGTACTTCCTCGAGGAGAGCGAGGCATTCACCCTTCCGCGGAAGCTCTACGGTAAGACCCGTCGACACGGAGATCGGATCCTCGAGACCTTCCAGAATCGTTCCCGGGACGAGCAGGTGGGCGTCTTCCTGAGCGGGACGAAGGGCTCGGGCAAGACTCTCCTGGCGAAGTACGTCGCGAAGACCTCTGGCCTGCCGACAATCATCGTCAATACCCCGTTCTCGGATGAACGCTTCATGCGGACGATCCAGGGCATCGAGCAGCCCGCCGTCATCATCTTCGATGAGTTCGAGAAGATGTACGACAAGGACGCGCAGGAATCGATCCTCACCCTCTTCGATGGTGTATTCACGGCTCGGAACAAGGTGATGATCATCACCTGCAACGACAAGTACTCCGTCCGGGACTTCTTCCACAACCGACCTGGGCGCCTCCGGTACGCGATCAGCTTCACCGGTCTCACGGCTGAATTCATCGAGGAGTACTGCGGTGATGTCCTTCAGGACAGCAGCTACCTCGACAAGATCCTCGGTGTGAGCGGGACCTGCGAGGAGTTCAACTTCGACATGCTGCAGACCCTTGTCGACGAGCTCAACCGATACGGTGGTGATTTCGATGAGAACCTTGAGGTCCTCAACGTGAAGCCTTTCGGGGGGCCCGCTGGGGGCAAGTGGATCGTCACCGTGGCTACCCCGGATGATCCCAAGCGCACGTGGAAGGTCACGCACAACTCGAGTCTCAGCGTCTCGCCGCTCATCATGATCAACAGCGAGCGCTACGGAGGGCTCAGTGTCCGAGCGGTCGAGGATCTCGGTCGTAAGAACCTGGAGGCGAAGAGGGCAAGCTTGCGAGCCCGTTCCGTTGACGAGGCTGATGAGGAGGATGATGTCCCCAGCGGTCGTCAGTTCTGGCTCCAGCTCAGAAGCGAGCACCTGTTCAAGGTCGACCCTTACTCGGGAACCTTCCTCTTCAAGATCGAGGACGACGGGGTCGAGTTCCTCGTTCAGATCTCCGAGGAACGGAACCACAATGCCTGGGGGACGGGCTACTCCGTCGGTCGGATCGACGTATGATCGCGCTCCTTCTCCTTCTCTCCTGCACCGATAACCAGCGAACCAAGGTCCTCGGCGGTTCGATGGCGGTGCAGGTTCCCTGCGACCAGCAGATCTTCGACGTGACGTGGAAGGGTGAGAACCTCTGGTACGCCACTCAACCCGCCACCAGCGGCTGGAACCCTCAGACGAAGCGATTCATCGAGTACTCGAGCTACGGCCTGGTCGAGGGTGAGGTGCTCCTCGTTGAGAGCCGATGCGGCGGTTGAGCGATGATTGAGCCAGGGCAGCTTCGACGCTGGAAGTCCGACGGTCTTGCAGGAGTCGGAACTCCGGCGGAGTCCCTGCTCTTCATGACGGTCCGTCCCGATCAGATGACATTCTCCTCAACAGTCACCGACAAGATCTGGTGGGTCCTCTCTAATGGTGGGGAGAGGTGGTTCTTCGCTGATGACATAGAGAACGAAAGTGAGATCGTAGGAAAGGAGTGAGCGGTGAAACCCGGAGATCTCGTCAGGTTCTACATAGGCACACGCCCCTCCATCATCGGGCTCGTCATCGGTACCAGACTCGAGAACCTTAGTATCACTGGTCAGGGTGTGGTGTACGAGGTCCTCACTCCGGAGGACGGTGTTCTGTCCCTGACGGATCTCGCCCTGCAACCTGTGCAAGACGGGACTGAACCTGGTATGATTCAGGAGTAAGGAGACGGAATGAAGCCGGGTGATCTCATCATGTTTGCACGGCCGAATCTAATGGAAGAGATCGGTGAACATCCCAACTGGGAGAGGGCCAAGATCGGGCTCTTTCTGGAGGTCACCGCCCGCCGTCCGGGCGATGAGAAGTACGGTGATGAATGGTTGGTACTACATAAAAATGAACGATGGTCGGTCCCCAGCACTTGGTGCCGACCCGTCAAGGAGAGCGAATGAAGGTCTGGCACATCTCTGATACACATGGTTCGCATGGTCAACTCATCGTACCCGAAGGGGTCGACTGCGTCATCCACAGCGGGGACGCCTCGAACTGGCGTGACCCGTACCGCAACGAGTCGGAGCTCCGTGCCTTCATCGACTGGTTCGCGACGCTCCCGATCCCGACGAAGATCTTCGTCCCGGGTAACCACGACACATCCCTCGAGAAGGGTCTCATCACCCGTGAGCTCGTCGAGCACCGGAAGATCCACCTCCTCATCAACGAGGAGATCGTCATCGACGGGCTCCGGATCTGGGGATCTCCCTTCAGCCCGCGCTACGGCGACTGGGCGTACATGAAGGATCGTGGGACGATCAACCGGATCTGGGACAACATTCCGGAGGGACTTGACATCCTGATCACGCACGGGCCCCCGTATGGGGTTCTGGATGCCACCTACGACCACCACAATAAGGTGGAGCTGGTGGGCTGCAGCGCCCTCCGGAAGCGTGTTGCTAAGGCCCCACCACGGTTCATGCTGTTTGGTCACGTCCACTCGACGGATGACATCCGGAACGCAGGCACCCGGACGGTGGGCGGCCTGCCGACGGTCTTCAGCAACGGGTCCTGCTGCGACGATGGGCGGATGGGCACGGTGACGAGCCACGGCAACATCCTGGAGGTCTGATGAAACCAGGTGATCTTGTCCAGATCAAGAAGGGTGTCCAAGGCCGGGGTGAGGTCGGAGTCGTGATCGGCGAGGTCGAGGATCACCAATGGAACAGCAGCTTCACCCTCCTCGTGGTCCTGTTCCACGATGGTCTTCGTCGCATGCACCCCTACAACCTCCAGGAGCCCGATGGGCAGGGGTCGGAGAAAGCATGAAACCCGGTGATCTGATCTGGCTTCGAGATGACATGGGAAAACTCACACCTGCGATCTACATCTCCGAGGCACCATCGTATTTCAGCGGACCTCGTATCAGGGTCCTGCAGGGAGGGGTCGTATTCGATATTGGAAAGCACAGGACCAGGGTGATCAATGAAACCGGGTGATCTCGTTCGCATCAAGGCTGATCACGTCAGAATGGAGGACTGGGAGCAATTCTCGGGTAAGATCGGCATGATAGTCTCCGAGGGCTGCGCGCTGGGTCCCAAAAGCATTCTCTTCGATGTCCTGATCGGGGGTGAGCGTGTCGCTGCTTTCGAGTACGAGCTGGAAAACCTCTCGTGCAGCTGAGGCCCGGTGATCTCGTTCACGTGACGGCTGACAATTTCTACTTCGGTCTCGGTCTCATCCTGGCACACCCACATGAGGATCTTCCCGGGTGCGCTTTCTACGTGATGACGCTGGACGGGAAGTGCATGTACTATTTTGGGGACGAGCTCGAACCCGTGCAACCCGACCCGCTATAGGGTATGATGGTATCATGATCAAGAAAGGATACACCGCCGTCGCCCTGCACCGGGGCTCGCAGGCCTGGAAGAACAGGGTCTCGTACAAGAACTTCGAGACCCTGCCTCTAAACACATGCGCCGAGGTTGTCAGCGTCAGAAGGGACAAGTGGTACAACTTGCGTCCGAGAGCGATCGTCGGGGACCAGATCTACACCCTCTCAGCAAACGACTGGGCGTTCATCCCGGTCCGGGTCGGAGAGCTCCGTCGCTGGAAGGACGGGCGTGCGGCACCCTTCGTTGTTATCAGCATCGACTCCCGCGGTTGCAGCAGCATGGGCCCTGATGGAAAGTTTGACGTCTCTCACAGGTACGTCGAGGACAACTCGGAGGTGATCAGTGAAACCGGGTGATCTCATGCAGATCTCCGATCCTGAGGGGACTTATGTTGTCAATCTCTCGACGGGCTACGCAATGTCACAACCGTACCCGGAAGGGACCCCTGCGATCGTCCTCGGCCTTCACGAGGTGGCTCACCTACGTGGTGAGCGCAAGATCCGTGTCCTCGTCGATGGCATACAGGGCTGGGTCTATGAGTCCGGGCTGGAGCCTGTCGAATGAAACCCCGGTGACCTCCGACGCTTCGACACAGATGACGAGCATCTGGGGACTGACATGTTCTCAGGGAAGCTCGTCCTCCTCCTCAATCTTGAGGGTGATCGCTGGGTGCCCGAGGAGCCGTACTGGGGTGCTCTCATCGGGGATTGGCGCTGCCATCTCAGCGAGAGCATGCTCGAGCGCTGGTCGAGTCCCATGCAAACGGGCGGGTGATGTGGTATGATTAGTGCATAAGGAGCGAGACAACATGAGCATCCCATACATCGAAGTCAGCCCAACTGATGTCTACCACTGCGAGGAAGACGTCTTCTGGATCGTCACCAAGGACGAGGACGGCGAGCTTGCCCGAGCAATGTTCTACAGTCTCGATGACGCCAAGGAATACCTCAGCAAGGTGAAGGGCATTCCACTCGAAGACATCAAGATCATCACTGGCGAGGAGTAAACATGAAGATCACTCGTAAAGCCCAAAAGATTGGCACTCTCTGGAGCGCCATCCAGTCCGAGAAGAGCCAGACGAAGATCATCAAGGAGCTGGAGGACGGGTTCATCCCGGTGTGGCTCGCACGTGACTGCTTCGAATACGCCTGGCGGATGCTCAAGATGAAAGAAGAGAGGGAGATCGGAGTATGACACACACCTGGGAACAGCACTACGGAATAAACCGATTCGACCTCTCCGGACCCCGAGGATTCCCATCCGGTGGGATCGGCTGGATCACCCGAAACCCAGATGAGCCGGTTGAGGGGGCCAAGGTGGTGGTCACCCGCGGCCCCATGGGCTACATCACATCGATGAAGAACATCGACCCACCCGGATCGAAGTGGCACTGGCGGGTCTGGTGGCACACCTGGACTGACGGGAAGCTGGTCATTCACACGGATGAGATTCGCCATCCCAAGCGGGCTGACGCAATGAAGTCACTGGAGAACAGGTTCGGCATCGATCCTTCGGACGTGACAGAGAAGAAGTGGGAAGGCAACCTGTCGAGTTACGAGTGATCCGATGACCTTCCTCGATAAGCTCCAGTCCCACAAGGGCGGACTCATCCGCCTGAAGACCCAGCTCTTCTGGTATGGAGGTCGAGGCTGGGACAACGCTCCGGGTCGGATCTGTCTCATCCTGGATGCCACTGCCGCTGGCCGCGAAGCCGCCATGACCGCCTGCGCCGAATGCAACGACCTCGACACCACCATACGCCCCGACGCTGCACACCTCCTGATCGACGGGCAGCCCGCTTGGATCTGGGTGGCTGAGCAAGACATAGAACTTCTTGTAAATGATCAACCAACAAGCTAGAATATAAGAGGAGCAAACATGACCAATCCCTGTCCAAACTGCGGTGTCGCAGGTCCCAACCTCAACTGCAACCTCCACCCAATGCCCAAGTTTGGAAACATGACCAATCCCTGTAAGGAAATCCCGCTACCCATCATTGATCGCATTCAGGCCCAGGACCGTGAAAAAGACCTCCTTGCCGAGATCGGTCGACTCTCTCTTCAGCTCCGCGCCTCTGAGCTCCACACCCACACGCTGCAGGCGAAGCTCTCGGATCTTGAGGCCGATGGCGTCATCGATCACATGGGTCGAAAGCTTCCGCTCCCTGGTCACCACAAGGACTGCCCACACGGACAGAACGGATGGGCAATGTGCACCTGCGATGAACTGAAGGCTCGGGACATCAGGAACGCCAAGGCACTCGATCGGATCTTCGATGACCTGATGGACGATGATGAGGGTCCCAAGAAATGCCTCCATGGCAACACGGAATGCAAGCGCTGCAATCCAACCCGAGCCATCAAGACACCCGAAGGCAATCCATTCCTCCCAGCTGCTGAGTTCTCCAGGATTCGAATCGAGGACAACAAGGAATGCGGTCACTCCGAGTGCAACTACCAGCGACGGACAGGCCGGACCACGGCGATGGTGATCAAGGCCCTGGAGTTTGTCAAGGTGAACACATCAAACGATGTAGGCGTGGTCATCGATGTCCATGATCATTCGATGAAGAAGCACATCAAGAAACTCCTTCTGCACTATGCTGATGAGATGGACGTCTCGCACGGCGCGCTCCTCCGGGTGACATTGAGAACGCTTGATGAGCATCGTCTTCGGTACACAGTTGGCCAGTTGAACCTCCGTGACAATGCCCTTGATGACGCGAAGAGCTTCAAGGATCTCGTCGATGAGGGACAGGAGCTCCGCAAGAAGTTTGACAAGGACACGGCAGGAATGCGCGGGGCACCCAACTGTCCCAAGTGTGGTGACACCGGTCTCATCTCATATGGCCCAGGTACCCGCGGAATGAAGCGCTGTGACTGTCAAACCCAACGACTGGTCGAGGAGGATGAGTTCACTCGAGTCATGAATGAGACCTACGAGCATCTTCCGCCTCGACCACGCGATCCCCGACAGGACCTGAAGCCCGGCGATCATGTCCGATTCGAGATCGAGGGGGTCATCAAGGAACGACAGAGAGCAGGCATCTTTCAGGACGAGGACGGAAACGATTTCGAGCCCATCCAGTACGCCATCAAGGACTCCATCAACAGAATGACCTACTACGTCGGTTACCATCAGATCACCAAGAAGATTGGGAGTGTGGAATGAGCTGGGATAAGATTCCTGAGACCGATCCTCTGTTTTCCAAGTGGCTAAAACGAGAGAACCTCGTCCACGATTTCAACCGAGTCCTCTGGCTGAACGACACATGCGGGTGCGCCGTGGTTTGCCTCGAGGGCCTGGCTCCGAAAGAGGATCACGAGTGTGAGTATGAAGATGAGCGAGACTTTCGACTTGTCAGTGCGATGGGTCGATAATGCCGAAGCTCAAAGCAACTTGGTCGATTGACCACACCGATCGTGGTTATCACATGGACATCGAGCCCGGCGGTCTCTACGAGATCTGGCGGACACTCGATGTCCATCCAAAGCCCACCATCGCGATCAGTCGAATCCCAGACCACCTGGACCACATCGAGATCTGGGAGGTGCTGGTCGATGGGATCCTGATCACCCAGAGGGCAGGCAGGATCTTCAGGACCGGAACGGCAAAGCCTCCCCCTAGTAACATGGAGGCGATCATGTCAGCGATGAAGGAAGAGATTCAACATGTGGAAGACCAGAAGATCCTGAAACTCCTCAGTGAGATGACCTGATGCCCATGGACGACTGGCAGCTGAAGACGGCTCTGCAGGTCTGTGAGGCCGATCTTCGGGAAGAGGAGCGTTTCCTGGAGGTCGTTCTCAACAATGTGAAGATCTACCGTGCGAACATCCGGTCCCTCAAGAAGAAGAGGGAGAATATCCTGAAGAGGATGAATGATGGGAGGACTGAATGACCCAGAACATCATTGACACCAACGGTCGTCCAGGATGGCGTGAGATTGCCAGACTGGCAGGATTCAACAAGGAGACAGACAACGATGAATGAATCATACAACTGCGTAGTTTCAAGTGAACTGATCAAAGACGTAGCTTTCTATCACTCTTATTCCTCAATCGATGCCCTTCGCGTCAGAATTGAAAAAGAGTCAGCCTTCGATATCATCTTTCACATAGATCGCTTTGATAAAGCACTCGATGAAGTAGACTTGAAGTTTAAACCTGACGGTTCCATCTTGGCAAATTTTGGCGGCAGATTGGATTTTATGCTGTGTCATGAGAGCGAAGAGCACAAATTCAACCCTCGATGGGCAGTAGAACATGGTGGGGTCGAGTGATCCCGCGCAACAGGGGCGAGGGTATGGTACAATAGGACCATGAGGAACAATAGCATCATGAAACCCGGTGACCTCGTCAGGATCAGGAGCAAGCACGTCAGTCTCGCTGGAATCTACGGTTGGTTAGATGCCGAGCCACACACCGACTCAGACGATCATGTCTTCATTCCCGACGGTTCAGTCGCAATGTTCCTGGAGCCTGCACGAATTCCAGACGGAAAAGCCCGCTTCCTTGTCAACGGTAATGCCCTCTGGGTCCAACCGATCTTCTCGGTGAATATCGATGAAGCCGGGTGACCTCGTCCACATCATTCCAGCCCTGGACGATGAACCAGATCGCTATGAGGGTCTCGTCGGCGTGATCATCGAAGAGGTCGGCCACCAGATGGATGAGCCGCTCTTCAGACTCTTGGTCAATGGGAACCCTGGGTGGGTCATGCTGGAGAGCGACCTCGAGCTGATCGATGAAAGCCGGTGATCTAGCCAAATTTATGAAGCGGCACTTGACCGCGGCGGGCCTGCACCCCGCGCAAGAAGACATCTACGTCCTCGTCCTTGACGTGAGAAAGGGTGAGCTTCCTGGATTACCCGGTATGGATCTGACTCTCGTCGACTACCTGCTCAACTCCAGGGTTTACACTTGCGACAGTGACTTGCTTGAGGTGATCGATGAAGCCCGGTGATCTTGCGCGTATCAACAACACAGATGCGAGCTGGGCCCACCTTCACGGCAAGATCTGCCTTCTCATCGAGATTCCTCCGCATGCCAGGAACCTTCAACCAAAAGACCAATTCTGGCGCGTTCTAAATGAGGGAGATAGAGGAATCAGCAACATCTGGAAGGGGTTCCTCGAGGTGATCCATGAAGCCCGGTGATCTCCGTCGCTTCCACGATGACGCTTTCTTCGCAAACGAGAAGGAGTTCAACGGACTTATCTTTCTCGTCCTACCTTGGTGGTCGCCTCATCACATGTCCATCCTGGTGAATGGCAAACTGAGCGCCAGCTGGTCGTATAACATTCTCCACGATAGCTCGAGACCCATCAATGAAGCCCGGTGATCTGGTCAGGATTGTCCACTCAGACGATGAGAAACTCCCTGACGATATCCTCGGTCACACCGGAGTGATCGTCGAACCCGTCACACTCGAGGACGGCCATCCCATCAACAGTTGGTGCGACTGGTGGGTCCTGATCGATGGTGAGATGCAACCATGGGCGGAGGAGAATCTGGAGGTGATCGATGAAAGCCGGTGACCTCGTCAGGATCTGCACGCCGGAATACGACAAGGATTATGCCGAGAAATACTGGGAACAGATCGGTCTTATCATCGAAGTTGGGGCCTACCCGAACCCGTTGAGAGTCCAGACACCGGTCGGTATCGCATGGTTCAAACCTCGCGAAGTCAACCTTGTAAACGATACCACTGATGATTACGATAGAGACAAGGAGAACACATGAGAAACTGGGGACAGATCGACCTGGCTGACATTCGAGATGAGGACATCCAGGATCGTGACAAGGCGATCATCGAGCTCTGGAATGTACTCGAACGGCACGTTAAGATGATTGATGCGACACGTCACCCGAGCGACAGGGATGGGTCGCATCCCACTCTTGAGAAGTATCGCCTGTTTGTAAACGAGAACCGCGGACTGTATGGTTTGTAGGAAGGAGAACCCATGAGTCAGAGAATTGAACGAGACTGGTTGACCGAGGAGTCTATCCGTGAGCACATCAATGCCGGTGGGACACTGCTCAACAATGAGCAGGTAAGGGTCCTCCTCGATGAGATCGATAGTCTTCGGAAGGAGTGCTACGAGGCGCATCAGGCCGGAATGGACCTCGACGAAGAGAATGATCGTCTTCGGAAGCTTGTCCCACCTGAGACCGAGCGTGGTCCCGGTTTCGTTGGGCCAGTCTACGCGGAGAAGGTGGTGGCTGAACGGGATGATGCCCGATATGAGCTCAATACCCTCTGTGAGGACATCCGTGTCCTGAAGGACGAGAACGATGACCTTCGGGACGAGGTGGGACAGCTGGGTGATATCATCTCTGCGATGAAGGCGAACACCAAGAGTGAGCACACCAACGTTCACTATGGGAAGGAAGAGTTCATCGGGATCGATGGCTACGGGCCCTTCAGCCTGAAGAAGCTCAGCAAGGACGAGTGGGAGGTTCGAATGCTCCAGGAGCGCGTGATCCTCTACAACAAGAAGGGTCGCCGCGTCCGGGCCCACATCGTTGATGGAAACCCAGAGGGAGATTGGTGATGGGAAGAGGCAAGGCATACCGGAGAAGCAAGACCGAGTCCAAGAAGACCCGCGCGAAGGTGATCCTTCGGAAGCTAGGGTACGGTGAGGAGGGTCTGGAGAAGCGTGCGGGTCGATTCGTGGAGTCGCGGTTCGGCTGCAACTGTTGGCTGTGCCAGAACCCGCGAAAGCTCTTCAAGGGGAAGAACTCCGCGACCCTCACGCTGAAGGAGTACCATGCCTGGCTCGAGCGGGACGACGAGTGAGCGCGCACGCTGGGATTCGACTCGAATGGGGACCCAAGGAGATCGAGGATCTGCGTGAGCTCGTGGAGCACCTCAAGAGTGCCATCCAGGGGGCACCCTGCCTCGTCTCGCGTCCGGGTGAGGGCACATATGAATGCCGGATCGATTCACTCTGCAGGGTCTGCCAGTGGCGGCACGAGGTGAACGAGGAGCTGGTTGAGGAATGGGATCTGGAGGACGGGATCTGGTAAACGGTGCAAACCCGGGTAGGCCGTGGTATTATGATTGGAGGAGCAGCAAATGAGCTATCTCAACGAATCACCACTGCAGGCCGCGCTTCGGTCGGGCTGGAACCTTCAGGACCTGGAGGCTCGGCTCGGCATCAAGTCGAAGCGCCACCCCCGGTTCCCGAACCTCGTCCTCTTCGTCTACGACCAGATCGAGTCACCGAAGCTCGACCCGATCGTCCGCTCAGCGCGCGGTCACATCCTCGACGAGGACTTCAACTGGGACCACGTCTGCCGTCCCTTCGACCGGTTCCTCAACTGGGGCGAGGGCGTCGAGCAGGGTGCTCCGGTCCCGGACATCGGGAGCTCGGTCGTCTTCAAGAAGGAGGACGGTTCCCTCCTCAACATGTGGTTCTACCGCGACGAGTGGCACGTCTCCACCAAGGGATCCCCGGACGCCGGTGGTCTGGTCGGCGACAACCCGTTCACCTTCGCCGAGCTCTTCTGGCGGGTCTGGAACGGTAAGGGGCTCTTCGTTCCTCCAGTCACCGAGGAACAGTTCACCTTCTGCTTCGAGCTCTGCACCCTTCACAACCGGGTCGTCTGTTCCCAGCCCGAAGAACGAATCGTCCTCCTTGGTGCCCGTGTCAACGATAATGGGCGGGAGGTCGAGCCTGAGGAATGGGAAGACGATGGGCTGGAGGTCTGCAAGTCCTACGACCTCGGGAACATCGACGACATCGAATCGACCTTCAAGGAGCTCCCGGCTCTCGAGATGGAGGGCTACGTGGTGGCCCAGTTCCTCCCCGACGGTCGGGTGATCCGGGCGAAGGTGAAGCACCCAGGCTACCTCGCCATCCACCACCTGAAGGAGGGCAACTCCAAGAAGCGCCTCCTCGAGCTCATCCGGACCGGCGAGGAGGGCGAGTTCCTCTCCTACTTCCCGGAGTACGGTCCGCAGTTCGACGAGATCCGTGGCAAGTTCGAGGCGCTCGTCTCCGAGCTCGAGGCTGCCTGGGAGGCGAATCGTGGGATCGAGAACCAGAAGGACTTCGCCCTGCAGGTGAAGGACCTCCGGATGTCGGGTGTCATCTTCGGCGTCCGGAGGATGGGTGGGACGATCCGGGGCCGGCTAGCGGATGTTCCCATCGACAACCTGACGGCAGCCATCGGACTTCGTGAGGTGATCGTATGACTCTTCGACCCGGACTCCTGGTGAAGCCGAATGAGCAGTATCTCAAGCTTCATCACCCCTGCCCCATCGACTGCCCGCCCGGCGTTCTCGTTGAACGGGTGGCCACCCCTCGACGCCTGCATCCAGGAGCACACGGCTCTTGGCGGGTCCTGTGGCGTGATGAGAAGCATCTGATGTTCGAGAATGAATTTGAGGTGATCGATGGACAGGTATGATATTTTCGCGACGATCCTCCTGATCGTGGCATCGGTCTTCATCTTCGCTAATTTGGGATCAAATCTAAAGCAGCAGCAGGCTTGCGATGCTGCCTGCGCCCCTGCACGGTCCATTACTCCCGTCGTTGGATTCGAAAATATCTGCCTCTGCGATGAGGGTCACGGAAAGTGGCGACGACAGGAACTCGCTCGTTGAGCAGCATAGTTAGGACGTAATGTTCGGCAACTTCTCATACGAGATTCTTAGGATCCTCGAGGGGATATGGTCGAAACGTAATAAGGGAGTCTGATTACTGATGCTTAGCATTCCATCCGAAACATTTCGTCGCGCTCAGTCGGCAGCGTGGATAGCGCCCGCGGGAGAATTCGAGGGTGTTCCGGACGAGATGATGCATGATGATCTCTCGGCTTACTTTCCCGGTGTTCCCCTCGATGAGGATTATCCTTCCAATTTTGCTGTCAACCAACTAGGCTACGTGAAGGTCAGCAATCCGTTCGAGATGCTCTGGAGCGGGGAGCGAAGCGACCACAGGGGTCGATCGATCGACCGCGACGCTCAGTTCGAGACGATGGCTGGTTTCACCGCGGGGGCCCTCATACACTACAAGAAACGTGGGATTCCAAACTGGGTTCCTGGACGTGGTGATCCGACCGAATGGGAGATGCGGGTCCTCCAGCCCGGTCGTCCCATCTCTCGGACAACTGTCGGAGACTTTGTCGAGAGGTACGGAAGCCGTGAAACGGGAGACCGCATGTACGCGGCGCTTGGGATGAACGAACGTAGAATCAGGTCTCTTGTCAGGGAGATGCTCAGTGAGGGTCGCCTTTCTTACCCGCGCTTCCTTGACGAGGGCGGGAAGCTCATCCTAGCAGGATGGATAATCTAGACTCATGCAATCAGCCCACGGGCGTGGTAATATTCCATCATGCAGCGGACCGAAGTACCCGACCTTGAATCATACGAGCAACGCGAGGACTGGCGTCAGATCTTGTACAGGACCGCGTGGCCCATCGACGCGCCCCCGCCGGATTTCCAGAGATCATGCGAACCCGCCCTCAGACCCGGCGATCTCGTCGGATGGGTGGAGCACCCGGACGCAAAGTTGAAGGATGGGTGGTACACCCCCATGTGGAAGGACAAGCACACGGGACTTGTCCTTATGACCCGTTGGGTGCTCGCGGATTGGGCACGCTTTGACAAGAAAGAACCCAAGCTCTACCCAGAAGCTCTCATCCTGTGGGGAGACGGAGGGACAACGAACACAAGTCACCCGTGTCTGAAGGTGCTCAATGATGGATAAGCGCGTCGTGATCGGTAACTTTAAGGGAATCAAAGATGGCAGCCTCGTCCACGTCAAGTACGGGTCGCCCGACCTGCCGGTTGGGGTGATCGCCCTTGTTATAAATCGATCCCTCAATGCCATGATGCTCGGTGAAGGAGAGGGGGAACGCTACGATGAGATCCTCGTCCTGCTTCACGGTGGTAAGAGACACTACGTCAGCGTGAATGACGTTGATATCATGGAAGAAGATGTCGAGTAGGATAAGCCCAGGTGATCTCGTACGTCGAAAGTACCACATCAGTCGCCCTGACTGGAAATGGGTTGATCTGGGTCTCGTTCTCGATCGTGACAACAACGGGTTTCTCGACGTCATATGGGGTTCGAAGATTGAATCCATGTGGGACGACTACGATCTCGTGAGGGTCGAGAGCCAAGAGGAGATATGAATCCGGGCGATCTCGTCGTGATTCAGAACGAGGACGTCCTCGAGTCGTTCATGCTTCGTGAGTCACCATCGGACGGGATCCTCTATGGAGTCCTGATTGAGCTCCACGAGATCGACCATGATCGACCGCAGGACGACGTCTGGATCGTCCTGATAAATGACCAGCTCTACAAGATGCTCAGGTGGGAATTCGAACCATGCAACAAAAGGTGATGTGTGGTAGTATAATCTGGAAGGAGCAAACCATATGAATACCATCGAGATCCTGGAAGCGCTTGAATCCGACAACAGCCGACTCTTCAAGGAGGCTCTCCTCCGGGAACACAAGGACAATGAGACCCTGCGGCGGGTCCTCGTCATGGCGGCCGATCCCTGGAAGAACTGGGGCGTGATCAAGTACGACAAGGTCGATTTCTTCGGATCGCACGGTCACGGGGACGTGATGCTCAACGCTTTCATGGACCTCCTGGACCTCCTCAACGACAGGAAGATGACGGGTTCCAAAGCACGTGGAGCTGTCGAGGGCTCCATCTCTGCTTTCGATGATCTGGGCAAGAAATGGGCCGAGCGTCTCCTGTGGCGCAACCTCCGGTGCGGCGTCTCGGCGACAACGATCAACAAGATCTGGCCCGGCTCGGTGGTCCCCTTCGCGGTGGCGCTCGCGGACACGCTGACCACGAAGGGCGTCAACGGCGACTTCACGATCACCGATCCGATCAAGTATCCCGTCCGGGTCGAGGCGAAGCTCGACGGGCTCCGATGCATCGCCGTGAAGCATAACGGTGAGGTGACCATGTTCACCCGGAGCGGCACGCCCCTTGAGACCCTGCCCAGGATCAAGGCGGCGATCGAGGCGCTTCCGGCTGACAACATCGTCCTCGACGGTGAGGCGATGGCTGCCTCCTGGGAGGACTCTGCGTCAGTCATGATGTCGTCAAAGACGAAGAAAGATGACGGAGACATGCGCTACCACGTCTTCGACTGCGTTCCATTCGCAGAGTGGCAAGCGCAGGCTTCAAAGCTCACCTATGAAGAGCGTCTCCAGAATTTGGTGGCGGCGATCGGTGCAGGTCCTGCTGTTGCAGCAGGTCCGTTCCGCTACGTCAAGTCGAAGACCTGCGCTAATGAGACTGAGCTTCGTGAGTTCTACAGTGGGTGTCTCGATGAGGGATACGAGGGGGTGATGCTGAAGGATACTGCAGCTCCCTACCGGTGGAAGCGTTCCGACGCGATCCTGAAGCTCAAGCCTGTCGCGACAGAAGAGGCAGTCATCGTCGGTTGGTACGAGGCAAAGGAGTCCACGAAGCGGGCTGGGCAGTTTGGTGGGTTTGTGATCCTGACCCCCAACGGTGTCACAACCCGGGTCGGCGGGGGCTACTGCGATGATCTGAAGGACAGGATCTTCAGCAACGGCCCTGACACCTACATCGGTCGGATCGCTGAGTGCGAGCACCAGCCCCCGTTCACCCCCGACGGCAAGATGCGTTTCCCGGTCTTCTGCCGGTTCAGGGACGCTGCCGATGTCGATCCCAAGGTGCTCGCAGCCTACGAGCGGATGAATGGACAGGGCTGAGCCCCTCTTCTGGGTCGATGAGCCGAAGTACGGCTGCTCCCAGCCCGTCCGTGTGGGTGATCTCCTACGCGTGAAGGATTCCGGTTACGGGTGGAAGGAGGAGGGCAAGATCGTGCTGGTTCTGGGGGCGATCGACCCAACCTACACGAGGTTCGTTCCAGAGTACCCCGATGATCTCTTTCCTCCCGATGATCCCGAGGAGTGCCTTGTCATCATCGATGGTCATCGCACCACGATACGAATCGAGTACCTCGAAGCGATCGTCGATTAATGATGCGGTGATAGGCCCTCGAAGCGCCGCGAAGCCGATATTTAGCCCGTAGGACGGCTGAACATGGCACTCATCGGTACAATATCAGGAAGCAACGGCACCTCGACGACGGCGGTCACGGGATCGTTGATCATATCCGACTCACCGCCTGGTAGCTTTCCCACGCTCCCATCCGGTGTGAGGTTCTTCGTCAACGGCGTGATCAGTGGCTCCAGTGACCTTCGAGTCACCGGAAATATCACGGGTTCGAATGCACTGCTAAGCGGGGACCTTGCGGTCAATGGTGGTGACATCACGTCAACCGCCGCGGCTCTCAACATATCAGCGGGCTCGAGCGGACTTGCATTCCAGAGCAGTGGAACATCATTCGCGACATTCGTCTCTGATGCCAGCGGACCGCTCCAGCAAGCCACGCTGCAAGCATCGTCGGGTAAGAGCCTTGTTCTCGCTGCCGCGGCGGGGGCGGGTACGCAGGTTACCGTGAGCGGATCTTGCATCGACATAAGGTCATCAAACTCGGGAACACCCAGCGGAGTTGATTTCAGTAACGACGTTGCAGGTAGTCCATCGAGCTACCTCAACGTCACGTCGGGATCTTATACCCCTCTAACAACTGTATCAACAAATGCAGCAAAGATCATTGCAGCATCATCAAGAGACCTTGTCCTGGGAGTTCCCGCTGGACAAAAGATCTTCATCAGCGGATCCAGCGTCACTCTGAACGGAGGAGCGACCGGTGTTTCTATACAGCGTGACGCAGCAGAAATCCTCCAGATTTCTTCTCCAGGATCACCGCAGGTCTCGATTGTACCGGGTTCTGGTTTCACGACAGCGAATCTCTTTAACGTCACGACCACAACGCTCAATGTGGGAGGTAATGCAACATCGGTAAGCCTCGGAGCTTCAACAGGTCGCACAACTGTGAACAACGATCTCGCGATAGCCACAGGTAACATCATCGGTGCGCCAGGAGCTGGTGCCAACGTGATGACTCTGGTCTCCAGCGGTAATATCATCGCAAAGCTCGACACCAACAACGATGGTGCAGATCACAAGTTCGCCATCCAGGACTACAGAAACATCGACCAGTTCTCAGTCGGCGAGAACGGAAATGCAGAGATCTCAGGAAGCCTCGTTGTCAGCGGTAGCTCGATACAGACTGTGACGACTACAACCTACAACCTTCTTACAACAGCGCTCACTGGGACACTCAACGTTGGAAGCTTGGCAAGTTCTATTATAGTTGGTGGAGCAACGACAACGAGCAGCTTCACAGGATCAATACAGGTCGACGGAAGGTCTACACTCTCATCAGTCACCGAGAAGTTGGTCCCATCAGTCGGCGGAACGGGAACAGTTGCTTACGACCTTTCAGTTGCAAGCATATTCTATGCTAATGGTCCAACCGGTGCCATCACGGCGAACTTCACAAATGTCCCAACGACCAACAATAGAATTATCACACCCACAGTCATCCTCTCTCAGAGCGCGACACCTAGAATAGTCAGCGCGGTGCAGATTGACACGGTGGCTCAAACGATCAACTGGGCAAACGGAACCACACCAACAGGAACAGCTAACAAGCAGGACGTCTTTGGGTTCAGCCTCATCAGGTCGGGCTCTGCGTGGAAAGTTCTCGGCCAGATGAGCACATACGGGTGATCTGATGTATGGCAGGTTCTCAAATTTTGCAGGACCCATCTCAACCCGCCCGTTCTCGAGCGGAAGTGTCATCGTGTCAACGGGGCTCATCCTCAACTACGACATCGGTAATGCGTCCTCCTATCCGGGATCCGGCGCGACTGTCACGGATCTTCAAGCCAACAGCAACGCCACCCTCTTCAACACCCCGACATACGCGTCCGGCTACCTCACGTTCAACGGAACCAACCAGTACCTCACGACCAACACGAGCCTCAACTCGAAGCTGTCTCCTGTGAACACGTCAACGGTGATCTCCATATTCACCTGGGTCTATCCCATGGACAACGGAGTTATTCTCCAGGAGATGGGCCAGACGACCCCAAATTCTGGCTGGCATGATTCGCAGATCGAGATGGTCACCGGAACAATGAAGTTCTCTGTCTGGAGCAACCAGCCGGGATTTTCATCGACGATATCGACCCCGCTGAGTGCCTGGTACTACGCAGGTTTCACGTTTGATGGATCGGTCCTGCAAGGCTATGTCAACGGTGCGCTTGCCGTTACATCCGCCACCATAACTCGTTCGACTCCCTACAACGATGGTGGCAACCTGCCTCTACACTACGCCATCGCCCACGCAGATGGAACAAACTTAGGCGACGGAACTTTCTCCAACATGAGACTTGGAGCCCTCCAGGTCTACAACACAGCTCTCTCGGCAGCGCAGGTCTCAACTAACTTCCAGGCTGATCGCAGCAGGTATGGAGTCTAATGTACGGAAGAATTTCAAATTTTGCAGGACCGCTCTCCTCATTTCCAGCGCCAACAATCGTCTACTCCGCAGGTCTGTTTCGGACGACCTACTCGGGCTACTTCGCTGACGTTGTGTCTTTCTTTGCCACAGCCACCGCGACTGCCACGCTTGTCCAGACAACGGTCATCGAAGAGCCAAACACCGATGATGGCTCAAACTTCAGCATGCAGTGGCTCGGATATTTCCGGCCCACGACAACTGAGACCTACACGTTCTTCCTGAGTTCTGACGATGCCTCTTACCTGTGGATAGGAAGCAACGCGCTCTCTGGTTTCACCACAGCTAATGCGACCATCAACAACGGTGGTGCCCACGGTCCAGTTGAGGTCTCAGGGACTGCCGCCCTCACAGCCGGCGTCTATTATCCTATTCGAATTCAGTATGGTGAACAGGGCGGCGGGGATGTCCTTACGTTCAACCACTCGACTGCGACAATCACCAAGACCACAAACGTGACAGGAAAGGTCTTCTACAACCCAGCAACCAATGGATTCTAAATGATCAAAGAACTTCTAAAAGACGAAGCGGGCCAGTCCACCGTCGAGTACATGCTCCTCATCAGCGTCATCGTCATCGCCATCGTCGCGGCGGCGTACGTGTTCATCGAGCCCTTCAAGCAGGGTGTGCAGGACCTCGGTAACGATGTGAAAAAGATCCTGAGCGATGGTAAGATTGGAAGAGTTGGTACAACAAGATAACCGATCAAGGAGACAACATGCTTTTACTTCTACTGGTCAATCTGGCGTTTGCGAGCGATGAGTCTGAGGACCGTAAGGTCGTCTACAAGCAGAAGACCGAGATCGACTTCGAGGACCTTGAGATCGAGGGTATCCTCCAGAAGCCGCAATCTGCGCTCGTTCTCGAGCGTAAGAAGGCGAGCTTCAATCCCCTCGTGAAGCTCCGGACCGACTGGAATGATGCCATCGAAGAGTCAACGGATGAGGTCAAGTGAGCTCCTCCCTTCTCCGAGAGACGATCAAGCGCTTGATAAGGGAGAGTCCATCCGAGATCTCAGCAATCTACTGCGATATGGATGGTGTCCTTGTCGACTTCGAGTCGGGAGCCGTCGATCTCGTCGCCCAGATTCTCGACGGTTCCGCCGATCCGATCTGGACCGAGAGCTCGAAGTCGATGGCGAAGAACATCGAGAGGGTGAGGGCTGACATGGGAGATGACTGGCGTCCTCAGAGCGGCCACGATCTCGATGCAAAGGGCGCCAGGCAGCTCATGATGTCCGCGATCGCCTCGGCTCCTGGAAAGTTTTTTGGGAGCCTTGCTCCACTCGAGGACGGCGTCGGAGAGCTCTGGCCGTTCCTCAACAGCTTAGGTGTTCCCGTTCACATACTCTCGGCACCCGTGCGGGGTCGTGAAGGTTCGGGCCCGACAGCTGAGGAGGGGAAACGTCGCTGGGTGCAGGAGCATCTTGACCCTCAGCCAGAGTCGATCGTCATCGTCGACGCGAAGGACAAGCAAAACTGGGCTGTTCGTGACGGTGGTGTTAACCTTCTCGTTGACGATAAGGGATCCACGATCGATTCCTGGAATGCCCGAGGGGGCATCGGCATCTTACACATCCCTCACGATAGCTCACGATCAATCAACGAGATCTCCCAAATACTCAGCCTGTGATACCATGAAGCTTGGTGATCTTGTCGTGGGTCGTTCCGTCGATCGGTTCGGATTTAAGATCGAACCTATACCGGATGCGATCGGTGTCGTGGTCGACCTCAACCCCGCGGTAGAGACAGCCCATGTCCTATACAACGAGCAGATCTACATTTACTTTCAATCCACGTTACAGGTTCTTAATGAGACGGACGGAGAGAATCAGGATCGCCTTCTTCAAGGGTGATCAGCACGAGTGGCACCATCGATTCATCCGCTGGTGGACCCGGAGCCCGTACTCACACGCTGAAATTGTCCTCGATGATGGTGAGACTTGGGTCTCGATCTCCCCCTTCCTGTACACGCGGGTTGCCGCCCGAGTCCGGACACAGGTGCCCGATGATGAGTGGGACTACCTCGATTTCAGGATTACACCTGAGGAGCTCAGGGCTCTGAAAGATTTCATCTCCGAGACGACCGGCGACGGCTACGACTGGATCGGGATGATCCTCTCGCAGGTTATACCATTCACCGTGAAGGGCAAAGGAAAGTGGTATTGCAGCTCTTGGGTCTTTTCTGCATTGAATTACTCGGGCGTACTCAAGAGTCGCACATCAAAGATTAGGGAAATGCCAGACTTGAGTCCCGGGAAACTTTATGAGATTTTGTTTCGTGACTGTGGATTGCACATGCATTTAGATTCTCAACAGGTGTCCATCGGCCCCCCAGATGACACGAGCGATTCCCATCCGCTTTGATGCTGGCAAACCAATCCACTTGATTTCGTGATGCTGGATCACATCCGGCGCCCCCTGGAACCTATGCAAACCAGCCCCTGGGTGGTGTAGTATATTAACATGAACAACACACCTAAGCTGCCCAAGATCGGTTCCCTCGTCAAGCTCCGTCCGTATGCGAAGGGTATGGAATATGTGAAGGTCGAGTCCATCAACGAAAGCCGGGGCGTACGTGACTTCCCACCCGGCACAATCGCGATGGTCGTCGAGCACGCTGCTCATCCTGACGATGACGATCGTATGGTCCCCCTCCTGCTGGTCGACGGATTCACGGGTTGGGTGTTTGATGATGAATGGACGTACGTTACTCGCCAGAATCGTGCAAGTTGAAAAATAGCGTAATAGAATAGTATCATGCTACAGCAACAGACAACCAGGAGCACCGGCATGAAGCCGCCCATCGCCCCGCAGGGGAAGACGATCGAGGAGAAGTACCGTAAACTGTCGGACATCGAGCACTGCCTCGAGCGTCCCGGCATGTACGTCGGTTCCATCAAGCCCCGCGAGGAGGAGGTTTACCTCCTCGGAGCTGAGGACAAGTTTGAGGTCCGCAAGGTGACCTACAATCCCGCTTTTCTCAAGATCTTCGATGAGATCGTCTCGAACTCGATCGACGAGCATCGCCGTAACCCGAAGCTCAATGAGGTGAAGGTTACCGTCGATCAGTCGACGGGCGTTGTCGTTGTCTGGGATAACGGCGGAATTCCCGTTGTGAAGCATGCCCAGTACGACGAGTGGGTTCCCGAGATGATCTTCTCGAACCTTAAGGCGGGCTCAAATTTCAACGATGACGAGGAGCGGCTTGTCGCTGGCACGAACGGTGTCGGCTCGACCCTCACGAATATCTTCTCTCTGAAGTTCCGCATCCGAACGGCGGACAAGAAGCATGCCTTTCAGCAGACCTTCACGAACAACATGCGTGAGCGAACGGCACCGAAGGTTCTCGAGTGGAAGGAGGGTTTCACAGAGATCATGTTCCAGCCCGACCTTGCACGCTTCGGGATGGAGCGGATCGATGACGTTCACCTTGAGCTCATGCGGAAGCGCTGCATCGACCTCGCTGCGTGCAATCCCGGTCTCAAGATGAGCTTCAACGGGGTCGAGCGCAAGTTCAAGAGCTTCGCAGACTACAGCAGAATGTACACCGATCTTGTTGTGTTCGAGGATGCACAACGCTGGCGGGTTGGCATCGCGCCAAGCGCAGGCTCGTTCACGCAGGTCTCGTTCGTCAACTCGGTCGAGACGAAGGACGGCGGCACACACATCGACTACGTGATGTCGCAGATCTCGGATTGGATGCGTGAGAAGGTGAAGAAGAAGCACAAGATCGAGCTTCGGCCCGCAGAGCTCAAGAATCATTTCATGCTCTTCGTGCAAGCTGATATCGTCAACCCTGCCTTCTCGTCGCAGACGAAGGAGAAGATGATCACGGAATCCCGTGACTTCGGCTCCCAGTTCAAGCTCAGTGACAAGGCACTGAAGGCGATCTTCGATTCGGAGATCATCCAGCGCATCCTCGATTGGGCCCAGCAGAAGGCGCTTGCCGACGAGCGCAAGCAGCTCCGTGAGCTCAACAAGAGCCTCAGCAAGGAGAAGGTCCTAAAGCTTGTCGACGCGAAGGGTAAGGACCGCGAGAAGTGCACGCTCAGCCTGTACGAGGGTGACTCCGCTATGAGCGCCTTCCGTAAGTTCCGTGAGCCCACGACCCAGGGCGCCTTCCCGCTTCGCGGAAAGTTCATCAATGTCACCGAGCTGCCGAACACACGCGTCATCCAGAACCAGGAGGTGAAGGATCTCCTCACGGCGATCGGTCTGAAGATGGGAGAGCCACCGAAGGACCTCCGCTACGGTAAGGTCCTCATCTACTCCGATGCAGACCCTGACGGTGATTCGATTGCCGGTCTCCTGATGAACTTCTTCGGGAGATACTGGCCCGAGATGTTCGAGCAGGGACGAATCTGCCGGGTGGAGACCCCTCTCGTAGTTGCGAAGCGGAAGGATGAGAAGATCCCGTTCTACACGGCGAGCGACTTCGATGCCTGGCAGTCGAAGCAGAAGGACCTCACGAAGTGGGACATCGCCTACAAGAAGGGTCTCGCAGCTCTCGAGGATGAGGAGTACAAGGAGATCATTCAGAACCCTCGGATGTTCTCGATCTCCGGTGGCAGCGAGCTCACTCCCACCCTCAACGCTTGGTTCGCAAGCGATCCCGCGACCCGCAAGCAGAAGATCCTCGGTGAAAGCGTGCCTGAGGTCGACGAGTAA